TAATATATTTCCCGAAGGTAGAGGTTACAATACTATTAATTTCGATAAGGTTATTGAGATTTTTGAAAAAGATGGATGGATTAAATTAAAAAAAGAATGTGAAATCAAAAACAAGGAGGAAAAATGATAAAAATAATAGTTGACTATTGGTGGGCAGTAATAATAACAGGATTAATAACCGTCGTCGTTGGAGGAATTGCGGCTGTTTTTGGAGATAGAAATATACAATTAAATCTATCTTTGAACCCATTGGAGTTATAATCGTGCGGGCTGGCTGGGGATTTTTTCTTTTAGGAGTGGTTGGGATGCTTGCTCGGATGTTAAAATACATTTTAAAAGGATAATTTTAAGAGGGAAATAAAATGAAAGATAAAATAGTTAAAGAATTAATGATGATACTTTTAAAGAGTACGATCGATGAACCGATTACATTTAGAGTAAGCAACGGAGAAATAACAATAGATGCTGGCTCTATTCTGTTTGTTGTCAAATATTCAGATACTGAAACTATTAAAGATATTGTGGACACCTATAAAAAGAATAGAAGCATATTGAAGACGATCGAAAAAATAGTCTACGAGATTCGAAAATAGATTGAATTATTTTTTAAAATTTTATCTATTAAACTCCTTCTAAAACCCACGGTTTTAACCGTGGGTAGATGACATAAGTGAGGATTAATGTTAAATAAGGATTTAATAAGTAAATTTTCAGACGGAGTACGAGTAATACTAGTGACAAATAGAAAAGGGAATGAGAAATTTTTTATCTCGAGGCACAGACAAGAATTCGAACAAAAAGTTAAAGAAGAATATGAAAAACTTCAAAGTGGGTTTAGAATATATTCAAATGTAAATAAACGAAATCTTGAAAAAGCAATTAGATTATTTAAGGAACAACAATTAAAAGCTGACTATATTGAACAATTAAGAAAACCATTTTATACCAGAATTGAAAGATATTTTATTTCTGCTCTATCTTCTCCTTCATCAAGAGATGAAAAACAATTTATAATAGACATTGATGATTTAAGTATCGAGAATGAAATCAAAAATTTAATGAGTATGAATAATATAAAATCAATCTTCGAATACGGTACAATTACTGGAAAACATATAGTAGTTGAACCATTTAATGTTAAACTTATTCCTTTGTCTGATAAAGTTCATGTATTAAAAGATGGAATGTTATTAATTGGATTCAAATAGGAGAATATGAAAGAAAAAGTGATTCAAAATGAAATGTAACGAAATTTAATTAGAGTTTAATTTAAATACATAATTAGATTGAACGAATTTGCAAATTTATATATAATATTAATTAGAAGGAGGAAGTGAAAATGAATCAAGCAGATGAAATAAAAAAGAAGTTGATAGAATTCCGAGGCAGTTTAGAAACTACTTTCGATAATCTTGAGAAATCTATTGCTTTAGCTTCAGAAGCCTATGGAATGGCTAAATTCGTTGATGATGAAGAAGTGATGAATTCATTAGAAAAAGAATTATCTGATTTAATTAAATCGAAATTTTCTATTCCATGGTACATTCCTAATTTCGTTGTTGATAAAATAGCTAAATACACAATCGAAAAAGTTTATCTGGGATTAAAGAACGTTGTAAAATGATCGCTAGAAAAAATTTAGATAGTCTATATTATCAGGTAGATACCCCAGAAGGAACCCTGCATATTCATATAGATCATAAAGGAGGTCACGTGGACGAGGTTTTTCTAAGGATAGCACCAATTGGGACTTCAATTAGTAATTTAACCTCGATGCTGGGAGTATTCATTTCTGAAGCTCTGAAACGAGGACTTCCATTAGACAAAGCAATTAAACATCTGAACACTAGTAAATCTGGACGGAGAATAATACATGAAAATGTTTCAATCGAAACAATCGAACAGGCGATTGGCATTGCGCTGGAAAATTTTAGGAATAAGTATAATTAGTTGTTTGTTTGGATATATTTATTTAAAATTTTTTAATCCATATTATGTCATTTGGTTTAAAGGAAACATAATTTTTTGTAAGAAAATAGTCAAAAGAGACAGTAAAATAGATTTTCTAAATTGTTTCGATAAGAAAATGTATCTAAATATAAGTGATGAAATAGAGATTGAAGGAACGACTAATAATCCTCAGGGATATGAGAAAGATACAAATAAATCAGAAAAGGTTTTAGAACTGACTGTGGAGTGAAAATGGATATATTACGTTTTGAAAATAATCATAGAAAAAGATTGAAAAGATTAGAAAAAGAGGAAGAGAAAAAATTTCCAACATATGCTGAAATTTGTAGATTAAGAAAGAAAAAAAAAGGAAGAAGACATGATTATTGTAGGTGGAAGAATATTTGGCGAAGAAATTTACAATCAACTTCAATGTTCTGAAAATAAGACATTTATTTTTAATGCAAAAAATTTTAAAATTGGTAATCAAATTGTTTTGGTGGAAGGGATAGTTGATCCTATAGTGGCAAGACACATTTTTCTAGATAACAAGGATTCGATTCATTCAGTTGTTCTTAGAAATCCTTGGAGTTTTGAAAGTCGAGAATTCACAAATTTAGTTTTAGAATTTTCTAACATTTATAATTTTAATATTATTAATATTCCCGAAATATATGGTAAAAATGTGGATTTTGGATTAGTATTTGAGCTATTTAAAGCTATTAAAAGAGGAACAAAAAAAGAGATAGAGTATGAGAACAAAGAAAAAATATACGTAATGGAATATAAAGAGTGTATCGGTTTTATGTGTAAAATTTTAAATAGTTCCTTTAAAGGGAGATTTAAGATTCAGGGAGAGTGTATTATTATAAACGAATTGATTAGATTATTAGATAAGGAACTTAACAGAAAATCAAAAATAAATTTCGTTAAAGTAAAGCCAATCGAATTTTCAGTTATTGGATATCCATTATTGAGAATTCGAAATTATATCAAAGGAGAATCACATGGAACCTGAAACAAAAGAAGTAAATCCTATAGTAAAAAAAATCAATGAAACAAAACAGAAATATGCAGAAAAGATGCAAGAGCTTCAACAATTAGAAGCCAGAAGAAATGCATTAATAGGAGAAATGTTGAAATTAGAAGGTATGATTGAAGCCCTTTTATCTTTAAATGGAGATAAGAATGAAAAAAAGTAATATGCAAAGACATTTGAAAAGAATTTTAGATTATTCGGGGTCAACTGAAAATCTAAAGTTATTTATCGATTCTTACAAACTTCAATTTTTAATACGATCGGATGGGGTAGGTGTTCAGATTCGAGTTAATGATCCATCTATTTTTCCAATATTGAGTTTCATAGATAAGTTTAGATTAAAAGCAACATATCGAATATTAAAGATTGAAGATGAAAAATATAATAAAATTTTTGTTTTTAGAAATGCTAAACAGGCTGTACGTTTTTTTAATAGTTATTTGATAAAAAGATTAGTAGATAATTTCATTTCTAAAATCAAAGTATTAGAACGCGAGAAATCCTTTTTTAATGAAATTTCTCTCAACTATAAATTTTAGAATATTATTGCTTTTAAATTGAGGCTGTCATGATTAAAACAAAACTTTTTTGTCACTATTGTGAGCAGATTAAGAATAAAAGAGAGTTCAAGATTGACACTAAAAGACATGTTTGTGATAAGTGTTTATCGACAATGAATCAGTATGATTATGAATATCTCATCTTCTTACGAAGTTTTAATAATATCATACTGAAAAGAGTTAAACAATGAAAGTATATTTAGACATGGACGGTGTAATTTGTGACTTTGTTAAAGGTTTGCACACATCTCTTAACATTCCTTATAACGAAATAGATTATCCTTATGAATTAGGTAATTATGACATTTTTGGTGAAATAGAAAGAGTAAGAGGTATTCCAAAAGGTAAGCAATATAAAACTCTTCATGATATTAAATTCTGGGAAAATATTGAAAAAACATTTGAAGCAGATAGACTCGTAAAACTATTAGAAGATATTATCTCAAAAGAAAATATATTTATTTTGACCACTGTTCCTCCTAGCTGGAGTTATGCGGCTACAGGAAAATACAAATGGATAACTAAAAATTTAAAAGGATATACTTCTAAACTCATTATATCGCCGTTATCAAAATCTTTTTTTGGTAGAGAAGATATTTTATTAATAGATGATGCAGATGAAAACTATAAAGAATATACTGCATCCGGATTCAGTTCATATCTAGTTCCGAGACCCTGGAATTCTAGATACAATGAAACAAATAAAGATTGGATAAAAGAAATTTCAGATCTTTTGATGTCATGATAGAATATTTAGAGGAATACACTTTTTTTAAATACCATATCCAAAGAGAAAATATTCTTAAAAATCTTTTCATTTTATATTTAAGTAAAATAACCACCGGATCTTTTATTCACAGAGTATTCGGGATAACAATTTTTTCAATATATAGATTGAGAAAAAAGAATTTAAAAGCTAAAGGAACTTTTTGGGGATCAATTGATTTAGATGTATTTCCATATATTATAAGACAACAAAATAGTGATATGATACAAAAAGTATTGGAATTAAAAAAAGAATATCCTACTTTGGGGGCAATTAGAATACTCAATCTTTTGAAATTTAAAGGAGTCGATCCGATTCCTGGATTATCAACAATTAAACGAATTTTGGCTGAGCATAACATATAGTCTAACATTGCTTTTTTAATAGATGAAAATAGATTTTTCTTTTTTATTGTCTAAAAACAATAATACGAAAGATGTAGTCTTTTCTAAGGTCGTTCTCTATAATAAAAGCTACAAGGTGTATGAATATTGTTTTGGTCCTTTCGATTACTATTACAAATTTCATACTGACAGATTGAAAAAGTTAAGTTTAAAATATAATTTGAATTTATTTATATTCTTCGAAGTATATAAAGATAAATATATAATTAATTTTGATCGAGGACAAATTAACTATGGAGAAATTAAAAAATTTATTAACGTTAATTAAAAATTTGTTAAAACCTATATCTTCAAAACTTGCCGCAATTCAACAGATAGAATCTGAAAAATCAGAAATTTCGTCTGAACCAGCCGGAGTTTTTAAAGAAAATAAGAAATGGGAATATATTATTATTCATCATAGTGCAACATCAGATTCAAGAGCTAAAGATTGGGAATCTATTAGACGCTATCATATGAGTTATCGATTTAATGACAAGATAATAACGAAGGAACAGTATGATTATTATATAGCGATAGGGAAATCAGGAGATTTACAGAAACCCTGGAAAGATATAGGATACCATTTTGGAGTAGAATACATCGATGGACAGTTAAAAGTATTAGAAGGAAGATCTTTAAATGAATCTGGGGCACACTCGGGTATTCCAGGCGACACTCGTTTTAATGATCACGGTATAGGTATATGTTTAGTTGGTAGTTATGATAATAAAGAACCGAATGAAGAACAGATTAATGTATTAATTGATTTAGTTATATCTTTAATTAAAAAATTTGATATAAGTATAGATAAAGTTATCGGTCATAGAGAAGTCTACGATCTGCTTAGAAAGCCAAGAATGAAGTCGTGTCCAGGATCAAAATTCAACATGATAGATTTTCGAAGGAGACTTCATGACCGAATTATACATTAACTTTGAGGCTAATACTGCTATTTTTATTCTTGATGATGAAAAAATAGTATTTTCATTAAAGAGTCTAGAAGATAAATTGAAAACAATTGGAGATATAATTTATTTATTCAAGTTAGAAGATACTGTTGAAATTAATGTTAAAAATTAAAAATTTTTCAATTCTTCTGAAAATCTATATTTCGGACTATACTTAATCTCATTTATTGCCTTATTAATATCTATCATATTTTTTCGGGAATCCAAACTATTTAATTCGTTGTCTATTTGAATTCTGGACGAAGAGTTAAATCTTTTTATTATGATATTAGCTATTTCTATTAATGAAAAATGTTCAAATGAACCAATATTTAGAATATTAGATTCAGAGTCAATAGATTTCAACATTCCTTCTATTACATCATTTACACTCACAACATTTTTAATTATATGACCATCTTCACATAATATAATATTTTCGTTGTTTTTAGCTTTATTTATAATTGTTCCTATTAATCCATGATAAACCCCGTCTTTTAATTGATCTTTTCCATAAACAATTGGAAATCTTAATATTTTTACTTTATGTTTTGATTTTAATTTCCAGAAAATATTTTCTTGATATAACTTAGAAATAGCATAAATATTTAAAGGAATAGTTAAATCATTTTCATTATTCTTAAATGCTTTTAATGACGTATGACAAGACGGGCAAAAACAATCAAAAGTATTAAATTTTTCATAATCTCTGATAGGATTTTTTATAAAGTTTTTACATTTAGTACATAGATACTTACCTTCTCCATAAACCTGTGTCGTGGACGGTATTATAATGTGTTTATTATTATGATGTAATAGTTCTTCGTATAATATAGTAGACAATACAATATTCTTTTGAATTGTATCCCCTGGCTTCAATTCTGATTCATTAACCCCATTTTTAGAAGCCATGTGTATTATTATATCAGCCCATTCTATATATTTTTTAAACACTCTTTTATTAGAAAATCCATTTTTAGTTTCAACTTGAGGAGACGGTTGGGTATCGAAATTTACTATATCGTGTGTTTTAAGATGAGGAATCAAAGCAGTTCCAAGAAATCCTGAACCTCCAGTAATCAGTATATTCATAGAGTTTTCTCCTTAACTATTTCATCTACCATTTTATTTTTTATTATGAAACGGGTTGCTTTTTTAGGATCATCAAATTCTATTCCTTTTATTCTAATCGATTTAATATTTAAACCAAAGGCTTTTCTTAAACATTTCGATATTGCTGCGGTAGGAGAAGTAGCATATATTGCTCTTAAAAACTTCGATTCTGGAATTTCTATTATATATAATTTTGTATCCATTTTTTTCTTTCCTCTGTTATCTTTTTTAAATTAAATTCTCTTTTGTTTATATTATTATATATAGTTTTGCCTAATCGTTCAATCTTCTTAGCAAATTTGAAAAAGTATGAATCTAAATGAGGAGGAACCCAACCACCCGATCTGCAAATGAAAATATCAGTGATTGTTCCTTTTACATTGAGATTTCTGAGAGTTGACACCTTTGTTCTATTTTTATCGTAATAAAAATGGTTAGGATAGACCCATTCTGGATAAATCCATAGTATAGGATTTGATAAGAATGAAATCCAGTTTCCGCAATACAACTTTGAAGTTGGTTCCTGGTCTGAATGCGAATCTAAGTGTATAATTAAAGCCTGGGAATCTTTATTCTTAAAAAAATGATATGCTTCTTTATGACTATCTGTAACATATATTTCGTTAATGTTAAAATTTAATCGTTTTTTTAACATATCAAATAGTGTAAAAGGTGTTGGAATCCCGGATATTTTCCATTTTTCTATGTCATAATGCAAATATCTGAGAATCCATCCTTCGCCTGAATCTGAATATCTTCCGATTTCTGCTAGATTGATTGGATCTCTGGGCTTTACCCAGAAATCGAAATCAATTGAAAGATATATTTTCATTTTTAATCTCTTTAGCTTTTTCTTTTAATTTTCTAAATTCGTAATACAGATGATTTATTTTCTTAGACAATTCCTTTCTTTTCTTGACATTTATTTTTAATTCATTTAAAAGTCTCCTATTTTTCTCGGATAGATATTTTCGTATTTTTCTAGCTTCGTTTATTTCTTGTTTTAGATCTTTTAAATGCATTTTAATCATTTTCAACCTCTCATTGACTTTTTAAATTTTATTTATTAATATTATATAAAAATTTTGATTTTCGTTCAATCTGATATAAAATTGCTTATTTTCTGCAATGGCGTCGTATAAACACGAAAAAGAAAACATAGGATATCCTATTACCAGTATCGAAATTGAAAAAGATACAAGTGAGCCAACTGAAGAAGAACTCGAAGAAGTCGAAAAACCTATAAAACAAACGCCTGGGTATTCTAGAATATTTGAATTTGATGCAACATTAAAATCTTTTCTTTACAAATATTCACAAGAAATAGAAGATAAAATAAAAGAATTCGTCGATTCAATAGATTGGAAAAATTTGAATAAAGATGAAATAATAAATTATATTAACAAAACGATTGAAAAGATTGGAGGCCGTGAAGAATTTGAAAAATTAATAAATAAACAACCGTCGCTGATAGAGAGTATTGTAAAAACATATTTGATAGAAAAAATTAAACAAGATTTTCCAAAAAATATTAAGATAGATGAAAATATTAAAAATAAATCGATAGAAGAAATGATTGATTATTATATAAGCAATTTAAAAATTTCAGATTCCGAAAATACAGAACCAAGTGAAAGAGAAAAATACGATAGTATTATTAAGTTATGGAATGAAATTAAAGAAGACTGGCCATTAACTAAATTATTTAATTTTGAAAGTAAATCGATAACAATTGATCCTGTTTTACTTAAAAATATCAAAGTGTTAGAAGATAAAACTCATACTTTATCAGAGGCAATAGAAGCTTTTGGTATATTGTCTAATTTACTTGCCCCTATTCAATTGGATGATGTATACGGTTATTTAGTAGATAAAGAAATTTTACATTATATTGGATCAGATACTGTAGTTCGTGTCGGTACTGCTTCTGTTGTAAGTGGAAAAGAACCAAAAGAATATCCAGTTGTAATGAATAAACGAGGTATGATATTTGTTCCTTTCTCAAAAAAATTGGTTGAGAAAACTGAACGAGGGGTATATGTAGCAAAGAAAGGAAGTCGAATATATTTAAATGAAAATATTCGTAAAGATCGTTATGTTCTAAAAGAAGAAAAAGATTGGATAATACTTCCTTATGACGTAAAAGTTTCTAAAGTACAGCGATTTTCAGGAAGAGATATTTCATTGGAATATAAAGATGGTAAACTCAAAAAAATCCATATACACCCATTTTATTTAGTAGAGACCGAAGACGAGTTTTTTTCTCATCGATTTTTTTATATTTCTTCAGAAGATCTTACAGAATATAAAAGAAAGGTTTTTTCTAATTTATCTGAGATTCCTTGGATTTCTAGGGAATTCTCTAATTCTCCAGAGACCCCAATTTCTAATAGTCCAGTAGAAGAACCTGGGAATCCATATTATCAATCGATGCATAATAGTCCTGCTGATTATTTAGCTATGCCAAACGTAGGAGATACTTTAGGCGAAAGAAGAATTGATCGTGGATATTCAGGAGATGCAGAATATAGTAATAAAGATTACATCAAATTGTATAAAGAAAAGAAAAAAGAAGAATTGAAAGAAAAATTAAAAGAACATCCTTACTGTGCATTCTTTCTGAAAAGAGATCTATAATATATTTTGACGTTTTTAATTAAAGTTATTTTTAAAAAAAGGAGAAATAGAATGGACAATAGAATAAATCCAAATAATGCAGATGTATTATACGATGAGAGTGGAGTTACAATCGCCAACATTAAAGTGTTTGGTCCTAATACTGTTAATCAGTATGCTGTTCAAAGAGAAACAATGGCCAAAAGATTGGCAGATAAAGAAATAAATACAACAACCGAAATTCTTACTAATCTATTTAAAAAAGCAGGATATGATGCAATAAAAGTAAATTATGTAGATCCTAAAATTACTTTGGATGAAAAAGATAACATAAGCGGAAATATTAGATATTCATTTTTCGTTACAGATAAAGAAGGAACTAAAAAAGTCAATTTTGACTTAGTCTACAAAGAAGGAAAAGCTGAACTTCCTGATCTTTCCTCTATAAAAAGTGAAGTTAAAAATATAAAAACAGAAGAGAAAGAAAAAGAAGATCAAATAAAAACTGAGATAGAAAAACAATATGCTCCAGTAGCGGGCGTACAATTGGATGAAGACGGCGATATTAAGAAAGAAGCATCGGCTGGACCTAATAATGGTTCTTTTCATGCAGATATAATAAACGTCGATAAAACTTGGATTCCCTTTCTTAAAAAGGGAGATATTATTGATATCGATGGAATGCCTTATGAGGTTGTCGGTGAAGATTATAACAAAATGTCTCAAAACTCGGATGGTTCATTCATAACATTAAAGTTAAAGAGGTAACTCAACATGGCACTGTCTAATTGGATATATGAAATAATAGGTCTTTCTAAAAAATCAGAAAAGATTTTCAGTAATAAAACTTTTAATATTATAGATCCTTACTCAATCGGTGAAGAACCCCAACAGAGAATTAGATCCGTAACGCTAATAGTTGATTCTGATGAAGATGAAAAATTTTATGTTTCTTTGTCATGGAAAGACACATTAAAAGAAATATTTTCAAAGAAATTTGATTCTTCCGAAAAAGCGATAGAAGCATTTAAAATTTTAAAGGAAGATTTATCCAAATTAGACGATTATATTAAAAATGATGATTTAGATAAAGCTGAAGAAGAGTCTAAAAAATTTTTAGATTACTTAGTAAATGAAAGTAAAAAGAGTGAACTAGGAGAACTAATTTCAGAAAGTAGCATACCCAATCTAAAAATGGATAATTTTATAATAAAAACATATAATCCTTCTTTGATTACTCCTATTCTTCCTAAATCTTTTTCAGATAATAGAAATCTTCCAAGTAAAACATTTCACGATAAGAATGGTAACATAGGAATAAATGGATTTTATTATGATAAATTTTTTGTAGAAAATAAAGTCATTAGTAATCTTGTTTTAATAGAAAAAAATCAAGGATTAAATTCTAATTATTTTGTTATAGCAGATAAAGATGAAGACAATTTTAATAAAATAGAATTAGAGATAAAAAGAGTGATAACTGACGATACTCCAGATATACAAGTAGAAGAACCAAAAGATAATACTATTGCCTTTGGAAGTGGAAGAAGAGGTAAACCTTTAACAGATGAAGAAAGACTAGAAAGACATAAAACAATATTTCCTAATGACGATGTAGAAAGTACAGAAGACCTACCTCAAAGAGGAACCGGTAAAGGGATTGCTCCGTCTAAAGATGAACCTCGAAAATATTATAAATTTAAAACTGATAACGTGAAACAAGATAGAACTCAGAAATTCGGTTCTCAAAATCCCTGGAATGCTAAGATGGAATATGACATGGATGGAACCAAATCATCTGAAAAGGCAATTTCATTTGAAACTCCATTAATAATAGATAAAGAAAACAATAAATATAATATAACATTTTTCAACGGAAAGAGTGAAAAATTAGATTTAGATACTTTGAAATCATACTTAAAATTATCACACTTCGATTCGGAAATAATAGAAAAAATTTTAAAATCAGCTGAAAAAGGAAAAGTAATATTATACGGAAAAAATTTTGATCTGATAAAAGAATTCAATGTTAAAGTAAAAGCTTTATTAAATAAATATAAATATGAAGATGCTTTAGCCCTTTTAGAAAAAAATTCTTCTATCAGTGAATTCAACGATCTTATTAAGATTCTTAAAACTGCGCACAATGAAAATGTATTATGATAAAGGAATTCATCCATTCCCTTTTTACTCGTTCAGTACAACCGAGTTCAATAAAAAGTCTAGATTCTACGTTAGTTCCCGAAGGTCCTGCTACTGTTTTTAATACCTCAAATCAGGATTATATTTATGTTGAAGATTTAAATTTAAGAATTCCAAAAACAGTTGGAATTGATTTAGGTCAATTCTATACACAGAAACAAATACTCGAGTCTGTCGACTTAAAAAGAAAGATAAATGAAGGTTTAATATCCATTCAACCGATTGGGACTTCTCCATCTTTAGAAAAAGTTTTAATTAAATCAATTGATTCATTAGTAGTTGAAAATGTAAACGTTGCTAATACTATAGAAACTAAGACTATTAAAGAAATAATCGAACCTGAAAGTTTTATCACTACTGATACATTTCAAAATGCTAGACCTAACACTGGAGATATTATCGTTGATGGGTATAAATCAAAAACGATTTTTATTGTTAATACTGGAGTAAATCCATTAAATTACAATATACTTGCTAGTGTGGATGGCAATAATTACGATTTTTTTATAACTAAAAATGGTGCTTTAAACAGTGGATCTAATGCAGTTCTAGTAGAAGATCGTGCATTTTATTCTATTAGAATCGAAGTGAAGTCAAAAAATCTAGGTGCTTCAACGACAGTAATTACTAAGGGATATTTATTAGGAGTATAACATGCCGATAATAGAACAGGATTCTAATGGAAATATTATAATTCCAGAATCTCCTTCCTTTTCTCCAGATTCATTAGTAATGGATAAAGATGGAAATTTTATAAATCCTGCTAAAGAAGACGGTAATTTACAAATATTGTCCAATCAAGTAGTAACCAAATTGAATTTAACTTTATCAGATTTATTAAATGGAATCAAAGGAATAGATAATAAAGATATATCTACTTTAGAGCAAAAAATTATTGATTTACAAACATTTTTAAATGGTAAGTTAAATTTATCTATACAAGATTTGGCTAATGCCCTAGAACAGATAACAGTTACTATTGATAATATAATAGGGATTAAAGATACTACAGGAATGCAAATCAATCCTGCTACCTTTGAAAGTATTCAAGGATTAAATACTTTACTTTCAGATATAAAAACTTTAATAAATTCATTAGATACAAAAACTACTATAGTAAATACCAATGATGTTAAAGTTACAAGTTCAGTATTACCTACGGGTGCAGCTAAAGAAACGGGAGGAAATCTTGATTTAATTAAATCAAATACAGATAAGATAGATATTCCTTTATCTACTCGTGCTACTGAAACTACTTTACAAGATGTAGATACTAATGTAATAGCATTAGGCCCAAAGGTTGATGCTATCAAAACTCAATTAGATACAAGAGTAAGAGGTCTTTTTGATGCTGATGGTAATTCAATTAATTCTATTGCTATTCCAATAATTGGGTATAGAGGAATTTCAAGTTTAAGTGCCACAATAGACCAATATTATGCTTTTAATAAGCAGATGTTTTATTATGGCTATCCTATAAATATTAATGGTAATGACACAAATGTTATGGCATTAATAAATCCTGCGAATAGCAGAAAAACGATTTTAATAAAAAGAATATATATAGCAAGAAATCAGGATAACAATAATGGTGTTTTCTTTTCTATTAGATCAGGGGCTACGGTATCTCCAGGAACACCTGTAACTCCATTATCCACAATAGGTGATGGAACTTCAGCTGCAATTTTATATACCGCTCCTGCGGTAACTGCCACAGGAAATTTAATATTTGTTATGGCATTAAATGCTAATGAAAGCAGTAAGCAAGAAGATTATAATTTAAATTACGGATTAAATACAGGAGAAAATTTACTTATAATAGGTAACGCTACTGCTAATGGAACTCCGTGTTTTGTTACTCTTAATTGGGTGGAGGTATAGGATGTTTGATTTAATAACATTAGACTACCCACAATTTATAAACATAGTTACTAAAAAGAAAGCAAGAATACAATATTTGGAAAAAGAAAATCAATATTGCCTATTTGCGTATGATGGCCCAATTAAATATTACACTTGTATTTATAAACAAGACCCAAAGATTGATAATTTTGACTGGGTTACAGAGCAGCAAAATCTAAATGATTTTGAAAGTAAATACAAATCTAGTGCCAATAGACCAATTGGAATTAGCCCTGTGGAAGGTGAGAGCATTTTTAAATCTTTTTTGTTAGAAATTCTAGATAACCAACAGCAAGGAATTATAGAAATAGATATAGCAGAAGTTTACGGTAAAGATATAGAATTAAGAAGGGTTAGACCAAGACCTATTCAAGCAAAAATGGGAGATAAGGTTCATTTTGAAGTCTGGGCTAAGGAAGGGTATGGGTTACCTACTGACGTTCCTTTGCGAAAATTTGGAGAGACCTATCTTGAAGGTGGAGATGGTTGGTCTGGCCTCTGGTATGAAGGAGTAGGAACTGCTCAAATTCCACAAATTTTTATATTAAAATTAATATATGATAAAGGAACAGATTTAACTTATAGGAGATTCTACTTAGATGTTGAGGTAATAATTTAATGCTAGATTCATTTTTGAATAAAATAATTAAAACTGCTCAAAAAGAGATATTAGATAAACCTATAAAAGGTTTAATATTAGTATTTGAAGGTTTAGACGGTTCTGGTAAATCCACGCAAACAGAATTAGTTGCTAAGATTTTTAAAAAAATAGGAAAAGAAGTTATTATATCTAGATGGAACTCTTCTAAAAAAATTTCAGATGTAGTTAAATTTTTAAAAAATAAAAAAGATCTTAAACCTCAAACCTGGACTCTGTTAGAAGCTGCGGATTTGTATGAAAGATTAAGAAAAGATATTCTACCTGTTGTCCAGAATGGAGGAGTTGCTATTTTAGATAGATACTATTATACCGCATTAGTTAGAGGATGTATTAGAGGAGCAGATCCTGAATGGATAAATGAAATATATAAATATGTTCCTGAACCCGACTACATTTTTTATTTTAGAATTAATCCTATTATTTCTTTATCTAGAGTATTAAAAAGATCTAAAGAGCTATCAATTTCTGATATTTTTGACATAAATGAGGTTCTTAAATTCTATGAATCAGGACAAGATCTTTCTTTTCATGAAAATAAATTAGTAAATTTCTATTTTTTTCAGAAAAAGATGACTGAATTATATGATACAATATTTAAAGAGTATAAAGATAAAGTATGTGTTTTAGATGCATCTAAAGACATATTATCTGTTTACGGCGATATTATCAAATTTCTAAGGAATGAAAAAGTATTGACTGGATTTAGAACCTTTAGAGATATGATATATTTCGTTGAACTACCTAAAGGATCATTGAAAGTTTCGAAAGAGAATGAAGTAATGATGCCTTGTAATTATGGTTTTATTCCTAATACAATCGGTGAAGACTTAATGGAAGTAGATGTCTTAGTAGGTGATAATGAAAATAGTGATTTAGTTGTTAAATTATATCATTACAATAAAAAAGATGAATTTTCAGAAGTAAAATATGCAATAGGATTTTCTTCAGTCGAAGAAGTTATTAAAGCATATACTCAAATTTATCCAAATAGAAAAATGAAATATGGAATAATGAAGTTTGAAGATTTTAAGAAAGAAATTAACAAAGAAGATGATTTTAGATCTATAGAAAATCTGTTGAAATCGTATATAGGTGAGGGTACATATGGATTATAAAATTAAGCCAGGAGAGATCTATCCTGGAGATATATTATTATTTTCAGGAAAAGGATTTATTTCAAGAGGTATAAAATTTTTTACAAATTCTGAATACTCCCATGTTGCAATTGCTGTTTCCGGAACAGAATGTATAGAAGCAACTGCTGCAGGAGTAGAAAAAAGTGATATACAAACATTAATAAATAAAACTGAACACTTTTGTGTAAGAAGAATAGATTTGACAATGGAACAAGCTGAAAAAATAAAGGAAAGAGCTTATCAACTTTTATATGAAAGTTACGATTTTCTTCAATTTATAAGTATGATTCCTTACCTTTTACTTAGAAAAATAGGAATAACATGGAATTCTCTTATATTTAATTCTAGAGTTAGAATGATTTGTTCTGAATTGGTTGGGGTATGTTTAAAATATGCAGATGTTATTAATACTCCTAATTATTATATAAAAAGATATACTCCTGATTCTTGGTATAAATTTGAGAAGGCTAAAACAATTTTAGAATTATGAAACTTTTTAAAAACAAAAATCATCCTTTGATTCCTGTTTTGAATGAGTGGAAAAAATTAAATAAAATGGAATCTAGAACTTTAGATTCTATTGATGAAGAACCTATCTTAAAAACATTCAAAATCGATGGAGAATTAACTGCTGTTTATTATAACAATGGAGATGTAGAATTAGTATCGAAGACAGGAACAATTCGAAAAGAACTTCCTTTGTGTGAAGAAATTAAAGATGCTTTAAAGGAATATAAAGAAGTTATTCTTATTGGAGAATTATATGGGGTGGATGAAAATGGGAAAATGCTTCCTTTTAATGAAACATCTAGTATTTTGAGAACGCCTACTTCAGAAGAAGAAAAAAGAATTCGATTGTCTGTGATTCAAATATTATCAGCAGACAAATTGTTTTTTGATTCTGTCATTGAAAGTTACTCTTTAGTTAAAGAATTATTTAGTGAATATACATATATTCATCCTATGCCTGAAGTAACAAAAGATTTAAATGATATTTGGACAGTTGAGATAGCAACAAAAAATTACGAAGGATTTGTTTTATATTATCCAGATAAAATAGTAAAAGTTAAACCGAAATTGGAATTTGATTTAGCTGTTATATTTGTTGAGATTAGTGATATACACCCAGATAGAATGGGGGCTCTAGGACTTGCTTTTATGGATGAAGAAAGAAATTTTAGATATGCTGGAAAAGCGGGAACTGGGTTTTCTAATAAGGATAGATATGATTGGTTAGAATATGGAAAAGAAAGAGAAGTAAGAAAAGAGGATAACAAAATTTTTATAAAACCAGATAGAGTTGTAAAAATAGAGGCAATGGATGTTTTTATTAGAGAAGCTGAAACGTATGATCAGGATTTAAATTATATTGGAGATAAAACATCTGGGATATTAAGACAACCTGTATTTATAGAAATACGAGAGGATAAAGAAGCGACCCCTGAAGATATTAGAATAGAACAGATTCCTAATTGGAATAAATTAGTAAAAACCTCATCTTTATCAGTTGTTTCATATATTCAATATATTAAAAATCATAAGAATTCAAAAGGAGAACCTGCTCCTTGGGTAATAAAAGAGCATAATACTGGAAGAATACTTTCATCCCATAAAACCAAAGAAGAAGCTGAAAAGCACTTAAAACAAATATATTATTTCAGACATAAAAAAGCAGGGTATCAAATGGAATTAGATGATTATTTAAAGGAACGTCTTTTTGAAAAATATTTAAATGATCATATTAATTCAGTAAAAGATAATGTTAAAAAGATAGTGTTTAAGTATCCTCAATATATAAAAGCATTAGAGAATGTAGAAGAACATGATAAACTTAAAAATTTAGAGCCTGAAAGAACTCCATATATTGAATTAACATATAAGAAATTGTATGGGATTAAAGATCTATCTGAAGAAGAACAACAGGCTCTATTTCATCATATCAAAAATAGTAAGCATCATCCTGAATATTGGGATGATTTAGTACAGAATGTAAGGAATGATCCCGATAATGCAACTCAAGAAGTGAATGTTTCTAAAATGCCAGATGAATATCTCTTGGAAATGGTTGCAGATTGGAAAGCTACTGCTGATGTACTAGGAAATACCGCTAGATCCTGGTTTGAAAAACAAAACGGAAAAAGATGGATTTTTACTTCACATCAAATTGATTTAATTAACAAATTTATAGATGTTCTAGAACCTCAAGAATCTAATGAGGAAAGAAATCTTATACAATCAGTAGAAGAAGAGATAAAAGCAGTTAAGTTATACACAGATTTCCGGGATAAAACAAATGATGAAAAAGTAAAAGATGTTTATAATCATGTAATTGATGAAGAAATGGAGCATGCAGAAGAATTTTTAGATGCACTAAAGAATACCAGAGAAGCACTTTTCATGAATGCATATTTTCCTAGTCATCCGGATAAAATAGTCATACCTGAGGCTAAAAAAACAGAAAAAGACATATGGAACTATTACGATTCTATAAAAGAAAAGATGCTTAATTATCTTAAAGGGTATGATATTGTACTTAGAATCATAACTGATTCTGGGCCTATAATTGTACGGCATGACCCCAAAACAGGTGAGAATATTAAAATAAATACTATTGAAGATTTTGACAGATGGAATAATGGTAGAGTTATCGAATTTCATAGAGCTATTCCTTCATCTAAAACAGATCTCTTATGGATAGATTTTGATCCTCATGAAGAATACGATAAAAAAGATATTTTTAAAATTATGTCTGAGATTGAAGAACAAGTTAAAGATAATTTCGATGTTAATAAAATAGAAACTTTTTCTACTGGGGGTAGAGGATACCATATGTTTATATACTTAAAATCCGAAATTGATGTAGATGAAGCTAGAAAAGAATTAAAAAGACTTTTAGATGAAATTTCAGAAAATCATGAAAAAATAACTACTGGAATAGCAAATAAGGATGAAATGAGATTAGATATTTCAACTTTGCACTATGGCGGTAGTTTAAGATCTCCTTTTTCTCTTAATATAACATCTGGGATTCCTGAAAAACCGATCAATATAACTATTAGTCATTTGCTATCTTTTATTAAAACTGGGGATCAAGATGAAATCATTAAAACTGAATATGGGATTCTACGCGAATTGTCAGATGAAGGATTAATAAATAACGATATTTTAGGTAAATTATTGGAAAAAACAGATTTTGGTAAAAGGATGAGGGAAGAAACAGAAAGAAAAATTAATAATGAAATTTCTAAAGAAGAGTATAAAAACAATATAATAAAGTTAGTCGAAGAACTTCTAGCTGCTTTAATATAAAATTGCGTTTTAATTGGTTATGAATTCGTTTAAAATTGCTGCGGAGACCGGTCCTTACTGGATTAGCCCAAAAGGGAAAGTATATAAAGTGGATGAGCCTACTCATGAAGTGTGGGCTAATATTAATTTCGATAAATCACCACATGAATTATTGAAAGAAGGCTGGGTAAGAATTCAACTTAATCCTTCTGGAATTTCTGGTATTGCTATTCAGGTGGATTCACTTAATAATCTATCTGAGTCTGTTGACGATTTCGTTTATCAAAATCGAGGATATTATATAATAGTCGACGCAGGAAATAAAAATTATAATATAAATTACGATGAATTTTTAGATTCTGGCAAAAGTTTAAGATCTTATATTGAATCTAAAAGTCCAATCGGTCCAACTTCAAGATTAAGAGGTGGTATCATGAATGATTTTATTAAAGAATTAATAAAAGAAGCTGATTTTTATAAAGAAAAACAGGAACAAAAACCTATCAAATTCAAAGTAACTCCTTCTGAAAAAGGTAAAGATTCTGAAACAAAAGAAGAAGCAACTTTTATGGATGTTAAAAATATTCAACAGGTTTCTGAAGAACTTAGAAAGTTAATATCTGATGTCGTATCTTTACAAAAAGTTGAATCTGAACTCAAGGAAAAACAAAGAAAATTTGAAGAAGCACAAAAAATAGTTCATGATAAATTGCATGAATTTTTAAAAAAATCATATATATCTGTAATAGCTTTAGTAGGTAAAACTCCTAAAGATGTAATCGAATTTAAAAAAGAACTAGGAGACGTGCTCGATAAAAAGACGTTTGAGCGATACAGAATAGAGCAGGAAGAAATAGAAAAAACTTTGCTTAATATAACTCAATTGAGTGCTAAAGTAGAAGAAGAATTTAATAAAAGAATACTCAATTTATATGATAAATTAGAAAAAAATACAATGTATTTAGATAATGTTTTAAGAGCGATGGTTCGTGATGCTTCCGAAATGACATACGTAATAGGAGCAATGAAAGAGGTCGGAAAACCAGAAAGATACGCGATATATAAATCTTCTGTTGAAAAATCTCTTGAGAAAATTAGTCAAGAATTTAAAAACGGAAAAGAAATAGTAGAAAGTATTAGAAAATATATAAATGAATTTTTAAAAGATGTTGTTAATTCAGATGAGCATTTCCAAAAAGTTGTTAAAATTTTCGAAAGTGGAAGACTTGCAGACTATCTATATGTTGATCTAGATGAGGAAATTAAACAAAAACTTTTAGGAGAGGATAAATTACAGTCGATGATTGAATTAAAATTCAAAGAAAAGTATCCTAATAGTGATATAAAATCTGAAGTTGAAAAAAGAATACAAACAATTAAGAAAGATAATAAAGATATATCAGATGATGATGCTAGAAAAATGGTATTTAAAGAATTGTTTAATGAATTAGGTGGGCATACATATCCATCAGTGTACGAAGAAAAAGGGAAAGAATTACTTCAAACCCAATATAGAGAACAAGCTAGGGAACTCTTAAAGAATATTTTGCTTTCAAAAAATCCAGAATTAGCAAAGGATGAAACGAAATTAAATGAAGAAATCGATAAATATCTTAGTCAATATTTTAAAGGTTCGGAAGATATCGAGAAGATTCTTAAAGAAGTTCAAAAAATTCCTTTACCTCATTTAGAAAAAGAATTAAAAAAATCGTTCTTAGAAAAGATTATAATAAATAAAGATTACAAAAAGATTGATTTGATTTCTAAACTTTTAGAATCTAATTATGATTTAAATACAGCAATCCAGGTTATAGCTACTATTTCTGATATATCTATACCTGAAGTAGAAGCACTATCAAGTGCTCTCGATGCGTTGAATACTACAGCTGAATTGATCATCTCAGAAAGTAATAAATTGCAAGAATCGATTGCTAATATAAAAGAAGCAGGTAAAGAAATAGAAGAAGTTCTTTCTAAAAAAGTAGAAACAGAAGTAGAACCGACTTTTCAACCTGAGTTTGCTCTTGCTCCTGCTTCGTTAAAAAGCAAGATTGATATAAAATAACTTTTTTCAAGATAAAAAAGAAATTACGCTTTTAAGGCGAAAAGTTTCAATGGATATAATAAACGAAATTTTCTCCGGTGAAATAAATAAAACAATAGCTGATAGAATTTTTAATTCATTGGATTCTGTATTTGATCCGTCCTATTGGTTTCTTAAAGAATTAAATATTAATTTATACGACAATCAAATCGAAATCCTCAATGCAGTTACAAATCTGAATGAAAAATATGTTGCTATAATAGGTGGAAGATCCTCCGGAAAAACATTTGCAGTTGCAGGGGGAATAGTTTTTTTATGTATTATTTATCCAAAACTTCAAGTTGGAGTTTTCGGTCCTAAAGCAGCACAAGCAATAAGGATATTAGATGAAATAAATTTTAGAGTTTTAAACGATAAAATCAAAAACACTTACTTAGAAATGGAACGTTGTAATAAAACATATCTTTTGTTTAAAAATAAATCATCTATTTTAGCTCAATCGGCGGCCCAAGAAACAGAAGGAGAAGGTTATCATTTTGACATTTTAGTATGCGACGAATCTCAACGAATTTCTGACTTCTCTTTTTCTCAAAGACTAGCTCCAATGATTTCTTCCTCTTCAATTGGAAAAATTATTCAATTGGGAGTTCCTTTATATAAAGGGCATTTCTGGAGAGCCTTTCAGGAAGGAAGTCAGTATACTAAAATAATTCACGATTGGAAGAAATGTCCTAAATATCATTTAGGCGGTTCAATTAAGATAAATAATCAATTATATCCCAGAACGATAATTGAACAAATGCCCAAGTCGTTAAAAATTAAAAATTTTCCAGATAATCCAGAATTGTGGTTTGAATCTACTACTAATATGTCAGAAGAAGACTTTATTACACAATATGAAATGGGATGGTTAAATAATCTAAGTTTAGTATTGACTGAGGACGATCAGATAAAATTATCTTCAGGATCTTTTGAACCATTAGAAGTTGGACATCCCTACGAAGAATATTATTTCGGTTTAGATTTTGCAGGAGGAGTAGCAATTGGGAATAAAGAAAAAAGTGATTTTACAGCTATCTCAGTTATTAGAAAGACTCCTGACAATAGAAAAGAAGTAGTATTTTCTCATGAATGGAAAGGTGATTTATCTACTCAAGTTGGAGAAATAATATATTTAATACATCCGCAAAAAGGAAGATTCAAATGTAAATTTGGGCTGGCAGATTATGGAAACATGGGGTCAGGACTTGTGGATATAATGATTAAAGAAGGAATTCCTATTAGAGGTTTATATTTTCATAGTAAAGATCCTAAGAGTGGAAAAAATTTCAAAAATGCTATGATAGATCATCTTATATTTGAATTACGAAATGATCGATTCTTTTATCCTTATTCAGCTATTCACAATATGACTCCTAGAAATGACGTTTATAAATTATTAAAAAAACACTTTGAAGAATGGTGTTCTTTGGAAAGACACATTTCATCTTCAGGGATAAATCACGATATCAAATCACCAGATGAATTGCATGATGATGGGTGTTTCTCAAATGCTCTTGCTGTTTTTGCAGCAGATAATATGTTGACAGATGGACTAGCAGTAGGATATCAACTTCCAGGTGTTAAAAGATGTAATGGACTTTTCAAATCAAATATTTTTAATAGCGGCGGAAAAACATGGATAAGAAAGATATTTTAATGCGATTATATCAGATTTCAAATGAATTAAAAGAAATAGAGGTTTTTCTTAAGAATGAAACAGATTTATATTATGATTATTTAAGACATGCAATGCAAAATCTAAAAAAAGAAATGGAAATTTTGGAGGATGACAATGAATGAAAATAAAGAAGGAATAAAAAAGGTCGGTGAACTATGGAATTCAGACTTAAATAAACGAGTAATAACAAAACAGGCGTCGGCCGCTGGATCTGTTACTCTTACGAGCGCTCAATTTTATACTCCAGAATTAACTCCTGAAACCTGGCTATTACCAAAAAGTAGACAAGAAGTTTTAAGATGGGCTAGAATATATTTCAATCTTGAACCTTATATTCAGTCTATTATAATGTTTCATAGCAGATATCCTTTTTCTAAATTTAAGTTAATTGGAGAAGATAAAGGAATTGTAGAATTTTTCAACGAAGTCGTTGATAATGAAAGATGGAATCTATATGAATTTATCTTACAGGCTAGTTTATCATATCATCTTTACGGTGAAGCAATTCCAATGGGAGAATGGGATGAAAAAGATAAAAAGTGGAAAAAATTTATATTGTTAGAACCTGAATTAGTCGAGGTTAAACAAGGATTATTTGACGATGAAACTAAATTTGAACTTATTCTAACAGATGAAATTAAAAAACAAATAAACGATCCAAATGTAGATACTAGTAAAATTCCCGAAGCCGTAGTTGAAGCAATTAAATCAAATAAGAATATCAGATTAGATAACAAAAATGTTTCAATAATTGCTAGACTTACAAGTCCATCTGCTCTTAGGGGTACTCCAATTATACAATGTTTATTTAAAGTTTTAATTTATCAAGATTATATTCGTTTAGCTCAAATGAGAATAGCAGAACGACACCAACTTCCTTTTGAATTATGGACACTTGGCAACATAGATAAAAATATTCTTCCGTCAGATGAAGATCTTGAGAATTTTAAAAATATGATTAATTCAGCTATTCAAAATCCTCCTTTTTCAATGGTTTATCCTCCAATAGTAGATTATAAAGTTCTCGGAGTAAAAGATAAATTATTGAATATATATGAAGATCTAGGATATGTTGAAAATCAGATTTTGGTTGGTTTAGGAGTCAATAAAAATTTGATACTAGGTGAAGGTCCTTCCTTTTCAAATACAAAAACAATATCTTTAAATAAATTGATGATGGAATATCAAATTATAAGAGATACCTTCGAGAGATGGATTTACAATCATGTCTTTAGACGTATAAGTGAAGAAAATGATTTTTTTATACATAAGGGAAAGTTTAAAAAACTTATTCTTCCTAAAATCGAATGGGAAAAGAGTCTTAGATTGGATGAGGATGATGAAAGAAAAGTATATCAAGAACTTCATTCAAAAGGATTTGTTTCCACTAAAACTCTGTTCAGCAAGTTTAGTAATTTAGATTATGATATGGAACGCAGACAACTCGAGGAGGAAAAAGGAACAATTTACGATAAAACAGATGGGAAAAGAATTCCTGAAAAATTTGATCAATCTAAAGAAGAAGTTAGATCAGATAAGACTGTGGGGTTGGAGACCCCCCCTCTTCCGACCCCACCTACTATGACAGAAGAGGTAAAACCTGAACTTCCTCTTCCTGAGATAAAAATAGGAGAATAGAATATGGCAATAGAAAAAAAAGGATCACCAGAAAAAATTAGAACAATATTAAAAAATGTTGAACAATTCAATTCAGAAAGAGAATTGATAAGTGATTCTGCTAATAAAGTTAAATGTCCTATGTGTTTTAGATTAATTGCTAAAAAAGCAAATGATTGTATTGATATTAAATATAAAGATGAAGTTGTATTGATTAAAAAAGCAGAAAAAATATCGATAAAATGTCCGCATTGCGGAGCTGTTATTGATATATTATAATATAAAATTGCTTTTATTTTGAAACGTTAAAATCTAGAGTTCAGCAGGGCGCCTTCCAGTCCGTTAATGAACCTGTAAAAGAGACGATTTATGGAAAACGAGAATCAGGTTCAGGACATCGAAATATTAAAAGAAGAAGACAATATAAAAAAAGTAGTTTCTAATGCTTTACAAAAATTCATGGGTAAAGCATTGGATTTAGCTAGAATTAGCGAAATGAGTGATCGAAGTTTCAATCAATTTCAAAAATCATTAAAGGATGAGTGCTATAATTTAATAGATCAAATTACTGTTTTGATCTCTAAAAAATAATTATGAGATTCGAGGATACCTGGCATAAAAAGATAAGTAAAATTGCAGGACATGCTCAAGATGAATCATTAGAAATATTGCAGGATTTGTTAGATTCTGGATACGACAGAGTGCAATTAAAAACAAGTCCTAATGCTTGTTCTGTCTGCCTAAAGCACCAAGATGAAATCAAAGATCTTGAAGAATACTTATCAAAGTTGAATTACGACGCTCCTATAGCTGAATGGACTCATCCAGATGATAAAAGTTGTTATCTTTTAGTTTATAAAGATATGCCAGATGAAGATCACCCAGAAGTAGCAGTTTATTATGATGGGAGTTATCAAGAATTATGATTTACAAGATTGGAAGTATAGGAAACATCATTTCGGTAGTTAAAAAGAATGTTACTCCATCTGTTAAACCTTCAGTTACCCCTAAAGTAACTCAGAATGTTACAGAGATTCCAGAAGGACGAGCAGGATTCTCCGGAACCCCTGTTCAGGTAGAGCCGCTGGATAAAGAGAATTTTTTATATTTTTGGGCTAGAGCAATTTCAGCAGGAGAAACATCAGGTCCAAATGGAAATGGAGATTATTTTCCATTGGCCGAATTAATTAAATCGTATAAAACGTTTATTGGAAGAGGATTGTTTTTAAATCACGATTCCAAAGACGTCGAGAAATCTGTAGGAAAAGTTATAGATTCTCAAATAGTAGTAGATCCGGAAACCAAAGAAGTTTGGATTGAGTGTCTTTGTAAAGTTGATAAAAAACTTTATCCAGACATTTGTAGAAAGATAGAAACAGGGGTCATTGATTCTGTTTCTATGGGGTGTTCGTGTGGTTCAGCCGTTTGCTCTATTTGCAATAAAGAAGCACATGCAGTTGAAGAATTTTGTGACCATCTTAGATATGGATTATTGACAAAATTTAATGTTGACGGGAAAGAATCTCTGTGCTATTCAATCAATAAAGATATTAATTTTGTTGAATTATCCCTAGTCGCTACACCGGCTGATTCAAAAGCTAAAATAAGAGATTTGATAGCTAAACTTAAACTAAATCGAATCTCAAATTCAAAAAGTGAGGTAAATATGGAAATACAGAGTGGAAAAACAGAAGATAAAGAAATAAAGATCAAAACGACTAAAGAAGAACAGGATTCTTCAAAAGATCCTTCTTTAGAAAAAATGCAGGATAATCTTGAAAAAGTTAAAACAACTAAAGATGAACAAGATGAATTAAAAAAAGTTCTTATGAAATTAAATGCATCTGAATATCTTAGTTTACTTAATTTCATCGAGAAGAAATCTGAAAAAGATTTATCTAATATCGAACGACATAAATCTTCAGAATATGAACAATTTCAAAAAGTAAACGATGAAATTGAATCAGAAACGAAGAAAACAAAAGTAGATCCTGAATTAAAAGATTTAAAGGAATCTATTGTGTCTAGAAAAGCAGGCCAGATCGATGATCCTAAAGACAAAGAGATGAAAGATATTGAAGAAAAGGATTTAAAAGAGATAAAAAAGAAGATTATCGAAAGATTGACTGAAAAATTAGCTAAGTTGAATAAAGAGGCTGAAGCTAAAGAAGGTGGAAAAGAATATTATTATTTTACAGGATCAAAAGAACCCAAACCTGCTTTTCCATCAGAACAAAAGGTTCAGTATAGCAGCCCGTCAGCTGGCAAAGATCCAACTCAGGTTGAAGAAGGGAAAACAACTAAAGATCTCGAGGAACAATATAAAGAAGAACAGAAGAAACCAGCAGACGAATGGAGTAAAGCTCAGGAAAGTGTTAAAAAGGAAGTCGAATCTGAAAATACTATTGAAAAATCTAAAAAGATAATAGGATTTGCTTCTGATAATGATGTTAAAATATTTAGGGTTGCTAATAAAGCTGGGCAAGAGAATCTTTTAATATTTAAAAATGATGTTCTAGTAGGAGAAATTCCATTAAATGCTAAAGAGATGACAGATGAGGCTTCTAAGTTTATATCTGATAAAATTAAAAAATTAAGGGAAGAAGGAAAACCAGAGGATCAGGCTATAGCTATAGCTTACAGCATGGCTAGAGAAAAAGGATATGATGTTCCGGAGAAAAAAGCTGAATTGAATACTCAAGCTATTAAATCGGTTGTTGATGAGAAAAAAGAAGAAAAGTCTGAAAAAGCTCCAAAGGATGAAAAAAAATCTGAAAAAGAGGAATCTAAAAAGGATACAAAGCCTTCAAAAGAAGAGAAGAAAGAACCTCTTAAATTAGATGAATTACTTAAAGAGACTCCTAAAATGGATGAACTCAAAGAAACTCCTAAGACTGAAGAGAAAAAAGAAGAACCTAAATTAGACGAACTAATGAAAGAAGCCCCTAAGTCTGAAGAGAAAAAAGAGGAGCCAATGAAAGAAGCTCCTAAATTAGAAGAAAAAAAGGAAGAGCTTAAGGAAGAAGAAAAAGAAACAGGCACAGAAAAAGTGATAAAAAAGATGCATGATTTGTGGGAGAAGTTTAATATCAAAACAAAAATTGAACCCAGAAAATCTGCACAGCCTGTTTATGATTATATTTTAAATCTCTTGGAAATATTTGAAAGAGAAATAAGTCCTTCAAAAGAAGAAGGTGCTAAAGAAAAAGAAAAGAAGATAGAGGCTGAATTGGCGTTAGAAAGAACAAAATCAGCCCTTAGAGAAAAGTTGATATATGCGAGAAACCTCGTAGAGGAAATGTTGCAGAAAGGAATGATAGCTGTTGACGAATCTGCAATGAAACATGCACAAGCAGAAGGGAAAACAGTGATGGAATCTAAAAAAATAGGTATAGAAGCTTCTGTTAACAAACAGGTAGCGGATTTACTTAAAATGGATGACAAATCTCTGAAAGCTTTTGCAGATTCAGTTGGAAGGATTAATGTCACAGCTTCAAAGAAAGTTCTAAGTAATCCAATTAATGTTCCAGTCGATTCGAATGATGAAGATTGGATTGAAAAATTAGATTGGAAATAAATTAAGGAGGAAAAACTAGTATGATAGACATAGTGAAAGAAGTGAATAGACTCCCAGGTTATAAGCCCAGTGGTGATATAATATCTGGTCAAGTTGTAAAACTTGTCGATAGTGTTACTATAAAAGCTTATGATGGGTCAGGTGAACCTCTTGGTTTCGCTTTAGATGATACTAAAGTTATAAATCCTGCAAATATACCGACGACTAAAGTTCCGTCTGGTTTTGCAAGATTGATAATGGATAAACCGAGTGGGGAATTTGTTCCGACTGGTGTGTTCTATAGTGAAATAAACAGAGGCGGGCTTGTCTCTGTTGGCGTGAACGGAGGAGTATATAATCTTCTGGACGATGGAAGAGGATCTCCTTTTGTAACTGGCGATACATATAATGTGGGTGCTCCTGCGTATGTTAATGCCAGCGGATTAGTAACTGCTGATAGCAATTCAGGTGCGAATCCCAAGGTCGGAATTATAATGAAAGCTCCTACTGATGGAGTTCTTCAGATAAAAGCATTAATATAAGGAGATTGAAAATATGGAAAATATGACCCCTATAGAAGTTGAAGCAAAGCTTAATGCTTTGTATAGATCCCCAGGCGGGATAGATAAAATAGCCCAAAGAATGCTTTTCCCGATAAAAAGAGACTTACTTTACGAGGGAAGGATTAGACAGATATTCACGACCTATAAGTTGAGTCTCGGTGAAGAAGCAGTCTTTGACGGTGATGTGAATATACCGGCCGTTTCTTTGTCTGTAAAAGGTCTTCCTGAACAGGCGTTTGCGTATTCTGACAGAATCAGGATCGAAACCAGCCCGATAGCTGTTAAAGTTATCTTGAGATGGAATGAAACGAACTTCAGAAAATTTGACCTTTTGAACAGGTCGCAGGAACGTGCTAAATCAGTGCTTCAGATGGAAGAAGATGTAAGAGGTATTAAAGTTATAGATGCTGCTTCTGAACTTTTCCACTCTGCGATTCCTGATGGTGGAGTTGGTGCTCTTACCCCGTCTGCGATGGCGAAAGGTATTGCTACTCTTAGGAAATTCCAGCAGATAGCTGCCAAATTGTTTATCAATCCTATAAGGATGGAAGACTTGATGCTGTTGAACGTCAGTGCATCTGGTGGTAGTGGTACTGGTATATATTCACCTTATGTGCAAGAACAGATTCTTAAATCTGGTAGACTTGGCGTAATATGGGGAACTGAAGTTGTTGAATCTAACCGAGTTGCCGACAACAAAGCTTACATTCTTGCTCCGGCTGAATATGTAGGTGTAATGGCGATAAGAACTGACCTTTCTGTTGAAACGATGAAAGATGTCAATCAGTTTGGTGACATATTCGTTATATGGGAAGACGTTGGTTTCTTAGTGAGATACTCAAGAGGTATCTTACCGCTAGCGGTTACTCTGTAACTGATTGTTATACTTTAAAGGGCGGAGGTTTTATTCCTCCGCCCTAAAAGAATAGGAGAAGACAAGTATGGAAACGACTAAAACGACAGAAATATACGTAGCAATTAAAGAAACGAATATATTCGATCTTTACATTACATTTACAAATGGGAAGCAAATACAAGTAAGATTAAAGAAAGGAGATATTCTTCCCGTTGAAATGTTAAACAAAGGAGATTTAGAAAAGTCTCTCAAGTTTGGCGGGTTAGGACGATTAATCCGTGCAGGAATAATTAAAAAAGTAGATTCCAAAGAAGAAGCTGAAAAGCTCTCTGAAGAATTAAAAAAACAAAAACTTCCTTCTGAAATCGAAACTCAGGAATTGTTGAACAAATACAACAACGTAAATTCTTTCGACCAGAAAAAAATGGAAGAAAAAAGAGAAGAGGGGCAGGTACAAAATCTTCAATCTGATTCCCCTTCACAGGTTGAAGCATTCGCGGTAGCAACAAACAAAGCCGGAGAACCAACAGTTCAACCGACAGAATTAAACAGAGACAGAGAAAAAAAGAAATCGGCCTTCGACGAATATCAACCGATGTCAGATCTTTCAAAAGTTACTACAGTAGAAGATTTTAAAAAATTAAATCACTTTGACAAACTATACTTCATCAAAGGAACTAAAAATATAGATCTTCTAAAAGATATAACCGAAGTAATAAAAGAACGCCAGGTTATAAACAACTGCAAACTTAAAATAGAAGAGCTAGAAAAAAATACGCAGGCTTAATCCTGGTCAGTTCTAGAATGAAATTAATAAAAGTATTAAACTGCTAAAAGAAATTTAATCTGGGGTGCCCTGGTTAATCCAGGGCACTCGAAAATAAACACATGGCAACACCTAGAGAAGAAAAACTACTACACGACACAAAATTAATCATCCCAGAATCATTCATCGCTGGGGCTTCTGATGAAAAAATCCTACTCTTCATCGACCTGGTCATCAACGACATCAACACTTGGCCACCTTTCACAATCTTCGACAGGGAATCTTTTCCGGAAAATCGACTAGGAATCTTATACATGGGCATCGGCTACATGACCCAACTCTTCAAACTAATGGAAGTAACCCTTCAGGACTTCAACTACAACGACAGCGGTCTAAGCGTCAACATCGACCAAACATCTAAACTAAATACTTCTATAGAAAAACTCTACAAGATCTACTCACAACAAGTAGAATTTATGAAAAAATCACTACTCGCTGGATACGGGACAGGTATCGCGACTCCGAGATTCCAGTCGCAAATCTCAGCCTTCCTTAAGATTTCCTTGGGAACCTCGTTTTCTTGGCGCGGTCGATAAAAGTATTTATTTTTTATACCTTTTTTTCTAAATTTAAACAACTTTTTAATCTTGAATTGAATAACCTTTCTTTCTTATATATAATGTATTTAATTGTATGATAAAAAAATTAAATACAAAAGAGATTTTCGAAAAATATTCTGAAGATGAAATCCTTACTATGTTAAATGAATCGAGTGACTGGCATAACTTTGCAAATAAACTAGGATGCACTAAAAGGAGTTATTATAAATTACACGATTATTTTTATAATAAAGTACTCGAAAGATTTAAGATTGATGAGATACGAAAAATATCATTAAATAATACGCAAGAAGAAGCTTGTAAGATATTGAAGTGTACCCCATGTAGTTATCAGAAAATTCAGGATTATCTTTATGAAGATATTTTCAAAAGATTCAAGGAAGATGAAATTATTTCAATACTGCAAAATAACGAAAGAAAACAAGCATGCGAAAAATTAGAGTGTTCAGTACGAAATTATATAGTGTTAGATCGTTTTAGACTTTCTAAAGTGGTACAATCAGATCCCCAAGCAAAAAAATTAAATACAAAAGAGGTTTTAGAAAAATATCCAGAAGATAAAATTATTGCTACTTTGAATGAATCACGTAATGGGCGTGAGGTTATGTATAAACTAGGGTGCACCAGGAAGAGTTATTTTGAGTTGATTAATTATTTCTATAATAAAATATTCGAAAATTTTAAAGCCGATGAAATACGGAATATTGTATCAAATAATGGGCAAGAGGAAGCCTGCAAAATATTAAAATGTACACGATATGGCTACCAAAAGCTTCAGGACTACCTTTATGATGACATTTTTAAGAGATTCAAAGAAGATGAAATAGTTTCAATATTACAAAACAATAAAAGGCAACAAGCTTGTGAGAAATTAGAATGTTCAGTACGAAATTATTATAAATTACTAAATTGTTTTAGACTTTCTGAGGTATTATCGCCAGATCTCCAAGTAAAGAAAGAAAAGAAAGAAGAATATAAAAAAGTTATTAATGCATATTCTAAAGAAGACTTATTAAAAATATTAACTACTAATAGTCCAAAAGATGCTTGTGGTATATTAAAATGTAGAACAAGCATATATTATCAACTTCTTAAAGAATTTAATCTTCCTTTTCAAGGTAAAATCAACTATGTTAATGGAATGAAAAGAAAACATGAAAATAAATACAATGAAGTATTTCAAAGATTCACAAAGGATCAAATAAAAGAGATACTAATTAAAGAAGATCGAGGGGATTCCTGTAAACTATTAAATATATCAAAAGGAATCTATTATAAACTGCTCAAATATTTTAATCTTCCTACAAAAGTGGGGCAAAGGAGAAACACTGTTTTTAAATACACCAACGAGCAATTGATAGAATTATATAAAAAATATAATGGGAATATTGTTAGACTAGTAGAAGAAGAAAAAATAGAAAGGGGATGGGTTATTCGGGCTAGATTAGAAAAACTTGGATATAAAGGAGTCGGGGATACTGAAAGCAGACCGTCTTGGTGTAAGGGGAAAACAAAAGAAACAGATCCTATATTAAAAAAAATATCTGAAAAACTAAAAGAGGGGTATAGAACAGGGCGTCTTTCAAATGTCAATGCTAATCTCGCACAAGCTTTAAATGGGACTCCTAGTACTGAAAAAAAGGTAATGAAGATTTTAGACGAATTAAATTTAACATATATTCATCAGAAGCCAATGGGCCAATCCCTTCCGGATTTTGTAATAGAAAATAAAAAACTTATTATTCAGGTTCAAGGCTGTTTTTGGCATAGGTGCCTAAAATGTTTTAAAAATAAATTCTCTAAAGATGAATTACAAGAAGAGCGTTTAAGAGAAATAAAACAGGTTAAATTCTTCTCAAAACGGGGATACCGCACTTTATTTATTTGGGAACATGAACTTAGAAATCCAGAATACGTTAAATCTAAAATTCTAAATTTTATATCCCTTCATTGAACCCTCTTTCATTTTCATATATAATGTAGCTAGGAGGGCCTATGAAATATTATTCAATTATGTTAAATATCTCAGAACATGAATCAGAAGAAGTCTTTTTCAATCAAAGATATAGTGCATATAAGTTTGCTGAAAGTTTGTTTACTGATAAGATAACTTTGATTAAAGAGCTAGAGGATGACACTAAATTAATTCTTCATCTTAAACTGAATGAAGTATATAAACAGAATGAAGAAATAGTTGGTGAATATGACATAGTAGATACTCGATTAATAAAAATAGAGAAAGAAATACAAGAGGAGGTTAAAGAAGAAGGTAAACCTTACATTCCTTATAAAGAAACCGAAAAAGAGGTAGAATTAAAACGAGGATTCGATGTATTTATAAATGATGAAGAGCCTGATTTTAGAATATTTCCTATTTTTGACAAATCGAAGGATTTTAAGATTAAAAATGAATTTTTGATTAAAGAACCGATAGAGTTAAAAAATAATAGATATGGAACATCTAAAAAGGTTACTAAAGTTTATGCAAAGATAACAGTGCATACAGTTATCGTCAAATGTATGGACGATTGATATATTATTTCGTTTTTATGTATGGGTATCCCATCTCCAGTCACAAACATACATACTAAAAATTTAGATATTTCTACAAGAGAGAAGAAGATAACTTGGGATCCTTCGAGTGATCTTACTGTAACATCATATAATATATATCGTTCAGAAGTGTCATATGGAGACTTCGAGAAGATAAATACTGATCCAATCACTGATTTATTTTATACTGATACAGTTCCTCTTACTGAAGTATATCCTTTTCAATGGTGGTATAAAGTTACTGCAGTAAATCCGGATGGGGAAAGTGATTTAGCCGCTACTTTTCCTTCAACAGATATAGATATCGATGCATTTATCAATCAGCCTTTTGACCCAGCGGTTCCTCAAGTATTGAGTGAACAAAATTTATTGAAACCGGATGATGGAACTCAATTTCAATATTTGAGATCTACTAAAATAAATCCAAGATGGTTTCTCGAGATTCGAAGAAGACATAAATGGTTGTTGGAAATGGGAGGAACGAAGGTATGGTTGTTGAAGAGGAAATATAGTGGACAGCTGTGTCCTAACTTTGATCAACTTAGAAATCAACATCGACAGATGGCAGTAGGAACAATCGATCCTTGCTATGGAACAAAATATCTAGGAGGATACCACACTCCTATCAATATAATGATCAGTTTTGTAAATCCGAAAGTAAGAAGCGTAAAGTTTAAAGAATATGGAATAGAAATAGACTATACTGCTACAAATTGGACTCTTTGGGAACCGAATCTTTTAGATCGAGACATTATTGTCAGAGTAGATAATGGTGAAAGATATGAGGCTTTAAATATAACTAGAACATCCTGGAGAGGAGTAATTCTAAGTCAACGCTTGGATTTAAGACTTATAGAACCCACGAGTATTCTATATAAAATTCCAGTCCCCCAACCATAATATAAAATTACTTTTTAATTGCAATGCCTTATTTAATACAGGAACAAGATTCTAGAATCGGTCCTTATATACTTCAGAAGAAATTAAGAAGCGCATTTGTACTCAGTCTTAGAGAATCACTTAAAACAGATCCTCATTATACTTATGTGAATATAATAAATTCAGACATGACTGATTTCTTGAATACAAAGGTAGAAATAACAGATACCTTTCCACTTGAATCTATCAAAATTCCTACTATTATTGTATCGAAATTTTCAGATAGAGGAAGTACTTTCTTTTTTGGAGATGATTTAATAGAAGAAAGTTCAACAACCAAAACTAGAGGAAACATTCTACTTGGCACTATTGGAATAGATGTATTCGCTTTTAGTAGCATAGAAAGAGACGAAATCTGTGATAAAGTTTACTACTATCTAAGAGCGGTAAGAGACAAATTTGGATCTTTAGGAATAGAATTGAGAGATGTAAAAGTTGATCCTCCTTCAGAAACTGAATATGGTGGAAGAATACTCTACAAAGGAGGAATTTCAACTAATACAATATCAGAATGGATAATAGTTGAAAATACAGGAGACAAGATTACTGACATTGAAACTAATTTAATATAAAATTGCTTTTTTTAAGACAAACACTATTAAAGAGGTGAAAACATGGCCGGACAAATAATACCAGGAGTTCAAGTCACATTAGTTCCTACTAATGAAAATTTAAACATTCCATTGAGCACAGCAGAAGTATGTTTTATCGGTACAGGTAAAACAACTATCTCTGTCGAAGATGAAGTTGTAACAAAAGGAAGTGGAGATCACGATAATTTAAATGTAGAATCAGAAAGAACCGTCTCCTCTCTAGCTAGCAAAATTTGGGATGAAAAACAAAATCAATACATATTAGACACTGATTATAAATTAGATTCAGAAAATCCAAATGCAGTCACCTGGATAAGTGGAGGAAATGCTCCTACCGCTGGAACGAAATATACAGTTTCATATGAAATAGATAAAATTGATTCTGATTATGACTTTAAAAGTTTTTTTACTATATCAGATATAATCAAAGAATATGGTGAAATAAATACAACAAATACAATTTCTCTTGCTTCTTACCTATATTTTTTAAATGGTGGTAAAAAAATAAATGTAGTTCAGGTTAAACCTGTAAGTGGCAACATTACATACGCTGGTTTTACGAGTGCATTGGGAAAGTTAGCACTGAAAGAAGTTGACATAATCGTTCCTTTATTTACAAATTCAACAGGGTTTGAAACTCTTTTTACTGATGTAAAAGCGCACGTCTATCAACTCTCGCAACCAAGTGAAGGAAAAAATAGAATAGCATTTGTATGCCCACAAAATACGACGACATTCAATGGATATAAGACTCTTGGAACGAGTTTGGCCTCATCTAGAATGATTTTAACATATCCTCATACGATAAGTGTAAGCATAAATGGATCAGTATATAGTGTATCTGGAATGTATTTGAATGCTGCAATGTGCGGTATTCTTGGAGATACGGATACCAAATTGTCAGACCCTCTTACTAGAAAAGAATTATTCGGGATATACGAGGTGCCAACAACACTTTTGAGATCTCAAATCGAAGAATTAATAACAAATGGAGTTCTAGTAGTTGAAACTTCTCCTCTTCAAACTATAAGAGTTGTTTATGGAATAACAACAGATACAACGTCAACAAATACAATCGAAATAAGTTTGGTTAGAATTGGAGATTTCTTTACTAAACTTTTGAAAAATATACTAGATAAAATGTTTATTGGAACCACTATTGAAAGTGGAACTTTTTCTTCAATAGAAGGAACTATAAGACAAATAGTTGAATCTTTAGTAAAATCGAGAGTGCTTATTGGATCTTCAAATTTGTCGATTGCACGAGATTCTCAAAATCCAACTAAAATAAATATTTCGTTGAGAATTACTCCAGTCTATCCGCTTAACTACATAGACGTGAAATTCTCGATAGGATTATAAAGGGAGGAATTTAAGTTATGACAATACCACTAGCAGCTACTAGAGCAAAATTACCAAGATCGATTGCAATTTTAGGAAGTTCTGAAATATCAACAATTGATTGGCTAAATGTAACGACATCTACGATCAATTCAGTTGTTCAAAATATGGCAAAAATTGGAGCAGTTCAAAAAATTTCGATAGATCAAAATATTGATCTGCATGAATGGAGAGAATTTGATCCAGATAATCAGGGACTTGTAGTTGAGTGGGCTCCTGGAAAAGAAACAATAAGTTTCACTCTTGAAGGCGTTATATTATACTCAGGAGATATTTTGGATCGCTTTGGGTTTGGGGTAGAATCTTTACTTGAAATGAAATTTCCTTTCGTTATACAAATAAAAGAAGATAGATATAAATCAGATTTTCAGACTATAGAATCTAGATCCACCTATTTGTTAGGATGCAGATTCAAGAAAAGACCTATAAGCATCGATATTGGAAGTGCAGACTTAATAAAACAGAGTTGCGATGGAAACGCTGCTAGATTAATAAGAACTGGTTGGTTTTAAAAGAAAAGGAGGTTGTTAAATGGAACTTCAAGAATTAGCAGGATTAGGAAAGATAAGAAAAGAATTAACACTATTTAAAAATACAAAGTTAGTAATGCATTCTTTGTCTGTTGAAGAACAGGAAGAAGTTTTAAAAGCATTAGCAGGCTCACCAGATGATTTGCTCTATAAAACATATAGATTACAAATTGAAACACTCGTAAGAGCAATAGAGCAATTGGGAAATGTGAAATTTTTCAACATCGAGGAAGGTCGCAAAGTTCTCATGTCTCTTCAAAAGGATTTTTTCAAACTTCTTTGGGACGAATACGAAAAATTAGAAAGTGAAAATAAAGATACTTTTGAGACCTTAAAAAAAAATTCGGAAATGACTACAGTCGCCTCATCTGGAAATACTGCAAAACATTCAAAATAAGACCCAAAGATTTAAAGTATATTCCTCAATCAGAAATTGAATGGGCCTTTTTTCATTTAGTTGAAGATCAAAAAGAAGAAATAGACAAAATAAAAACATTTTTGAGAGTATTAAATCCTTCGATTGAGATGGATAATAATAACGAAAATTTAAATAAAATAGTTTATGAAAGTGAAAATTTTGACGAGAAAATAAAAAATGAATATGGAGTGGGGTTCAACGAACTTCTAGAACAACTTGGAGAATAAATGGCAGAAGAAAAACCAGTAAATCCGGATAAATCTTCAATTCCAAATAATGATAAATTGAAAGAAGCAGAAGAGATTTATAAACGTATTGAAGCTGAAATAAAATCATCTGCAAGTACGTATAATGAATTAATGAAGTCATCCGAAAAATTTAAGGATTTACAAAAAGAGATAGTTGAATATTTTAAAGCAGGTAAAATAGATGTAGGAGTTTACGATAATCTTAAAAAAGACTTAGAAAAATCTAAAGAAGTATATAAAGAAATTGCAAAAGAAACACAAAGTACTTTCTCAAAAGTAATAGACGATACAGGCAGTTTAGCTAAAAAAGGGATAGATGGAATTTTGGAAAAATTCGATCTATCAATGGAAACCTTAAATCTTCCAGGAATTATCTTAGCTATATTTCAAAATTTAGATGCTGCTAGAGTTATAGGTGGATTTGCAGGTGAAACAGCAAAAATTTTTGGTAAAATTGGGGATTCTGCTGGAAAAAATTTTGCAAATGAGTTTGGGAAAAGTATGACTCACGCTGGAGAAAGTACATCCATGACATTTAGATTTGTGACTGATCAACTTAGAGATCAATTAGCACAAGATTTTTTTAAGTTAGGATTACAAATACGAGGGGTAACAGGATCACAATTTGCAGCATTATCAAATGATTTAATAGTAGTTTCTCAAGCCTTTAAAATTCCATTAGATAATATAGCTAAATATACATTTGCATTTCAAGATATTTTCAGAGTGAATACTGAGAGAGCAATGAAATCGATAAAAGATGTTATTACTAATGCATATACACTAGGGGTTGCTCCTGAAAGATTTTTAAATTTAATAGCGAATCAAACAGAACAATTTAAATTACAAAGAATACAAATTTCTGAAGTAAGTGATACATATAGACGATTCTATCAAGGATTAGGATTAGGAGTTGAAGTAAGTGAGGAATTAACACAAAAAGTGGTATCTTCATTAGCACAACTTTCGTCAGGTAAACTTGCTGCATATATATCTCTGACAACAGGATTTACTGGTGAAGATCTAACAGATACAATGTTGGACTTTTATAGAGGGCAGGCCTCAGGACAGAATACTACAAATAGTCGTTTAGAACTAGTTCAAAATACTTTAAAAGTTCTTCAAGAAAAATTTCCTGAGATAACAAAAAATCAGTATGTAGGAGTAAAAGCTGTAATGGAAATATTTGGGATACAACAGATGGAAGTAGGTGTTAGATTATATGATGCTTTAAGTAAACAAATAAAAGGAATATCCTCAAATAATGATTTAATGAGTACTGTTAATGATATACTAACAGATACGCACAGTGCAGTAGAACAAGGATTAGGTTTAATTCTTAATGCTCTTAGTTGGCTTATACGACTTGCTCTAGGTGCTTATAATTTTTTTGTTGGTGAAATATCTGAGTCTTTTTTAACACCTTTAGAAACACAAATTCAAAAACAAAGTGCATTATTGGGTGCAAATTTCGAACCTTTAAAGATTGATAAACAAATGACAAGTAAAGGATTAAGTAAATTAGATGTAATAATGATTCAACAAGCAGAAACAAATAAACATCTAACTAATTTAACAGAAGTTACAAAAGCATCAGCTATAGCAACTACTTCATCTTTAACTGGATTACCAATGGGAGGAGGGGCACAGGCTGTAGCAGCTCAAGCTTCATTAATTAAACAGTTTGTGACATTAAAAGTTGATGTAGATCCAAGATTAAAAGGATTTTTAGATTTTACTCAACAAAATTCAGCGACTGCATAATTATGTCTAGATTAACTGTAGATCAGATCATTGATTTTAAAGTGTATATTACTACTTGTTATCATGAAAGTGAATATACCCCTGAATTGATAGAGTGCCTTTCTCCATTTCTTATTAAAGAAGAAAAATTGGGATCCTATTTTTTTCTTACATATCAAATAGATGATTATGTAACTGATTTTACAATTTCTAGAAATGTAACAGGAAATCCTGCTAGACTTTCAATATCAATTTTTCCAGAATCTATTAATTCCAAAATTACTTTTAGATATAATTTGAATGGGATAGAACTTCCTGTTTTCAGAAGAATGGATTTTATAGAAATTAAAGTTGCTTCTTCTTTTGTTAATCCCAATAAAATAGAAACTCAGTATGATAAAGATTTAAAATATGTATTATCAAATTCAAATGCAAAAAACAATTCTAAATATGACTATCTGTATAAAACTAGATTTAGAGGATTTATCACCACGATAAATGAAAGTGATTCTGCAGATGATGGAATTAAATATAATTTAGATGGATTTTCTATTTTATATTATTTATCGATGACTCCTTTTATTCAGAATCTAGCTCTTTTTACTGATACTTTTTTAGAAACCCAACGCATGCATCTTTTAGCTAATCAATACATTGTTCTGTATGGAGATTTATTACAAAATCTTCAAGATACTATAAGTAGAGTTAAGTTGATGATGGAAGAAATATTTATGTGTTCTAGCACAATATATAAACAACTTAATTATTATAAATCAGAAGGATTCGTAACAGATGAATACTACGTTGCTAACGTTGGATTTATAGATGTACAGAAAAAGAAATTGTCAGAATATTTAACAGATTCTAAAAAAATCAAAGGGACACAGGCTCTTCTTATTCCTCTTGCGGAACTATATTGTAATATTAAGTCAGATGATTTATTATATAAGATATATAAATCGTATGTATTCGATGTTGAAATCCAGTTTTCAGGAAGCAATAAAGATTTTATTTCTAATTATCTATATCTTTTACAAGTATTAAATAATTTTAAAGAAAACATCCAATATGTTTTATTTGAGAAAGGGGATGGAACAATAGTTTATGATAGAATTCGTATTGAACAACCTCCACTGGATACCCTCCATGAAGATTTATTTTTAAGATATTCTTATCGAGAAACAGCAGATAATTATTATACTGAAGTATTGAGTACTCCAGGCACAGCATTAAAATTATTTGATGATTCCATACGAGAAGCCCTTTTCAAGAGTAGTGGATATGCTATAGATGAACTTAGACGTTTTGGGTATAGAAGACCTGAAGTTCAAACTAATCCAAATGTCAGTGATCCTATTGCTTTACAATATTATTCTACTGTATATAAGATACAGAATAATTCTCAACTTTTAACTTTAGATATCCAGTATCCTTATTTAGCGAATATAAATATAGGAGACATGATATGGTTTAAAGGAAAAAATCTAACAGGATTTGTAACAGAAATAACAGAAAGTATCAATTTTGGTGGTAGAAGTGAAAGTAGAATATCTATGTCATTTTTAAGAAAAACTAAAGTGATAGATCCTAAAAAGGATAAAGGAGAAATATCAGGATTTACTAAATTCGATAAGTTGAATATCGAAGATTCTTATGGTATAAAATATAATCTATATATTGAAGATATACCCGAGTATCAATTTATAAGTGATTTTTACAAAGGAAAAATTAAAATTTTTAGTTTTCCGGAATATAGATACGAAAGACAACAGATAATAAAAAGTTGACGGATATAAAATAACTTTTTTAATAAGAAAATGAGAGTATTTGATAAATTAACAGATTTAGCAACAAATAGATTTTCATCACTTAGACTTGGTCAAGTAATAAATGATTTGGATGAAAATGGAATGTATTCAGTCCGATGGCTGGATACTGAAGCAGGAGGGCGAAGTAATATTTTTATAACATATCCGTATTTTAATAATTCTACGAATCCTCCCTGGGGGATAGAGTGCGGAATTGAAAAAGGAACTATTGGAATATTTGGATTTTTAAGTGATAATCATGCAGTTCTATTGTCAACGATTATTTCGTGGATTAATAATTATAATGTTGGATTCGATAAAACTGGAAAAATAAAGAGTGGGGAAATAAGAATTACTAGTAAAAATGGTGCTAAAGTTTATATGGATTTAGAAGGTAATTTGAAATTTTCTACTAAAAGACTATCAATAAATTTAAATGAAAAAGATGGACAAATAGAAATAAACGGTCCTAAAGTTCTAGTTAATGGGAGAGAAATTTAATGGCTCAACTCGGATTTAAAAAAATTCCATTGATTTTTGTGTTTGATGCTCCTATAAAAAAAGGAAATTTCGTATCTAATGCTTTAAATTTCATAGGACAGGGACCTGACGTTTTTTTAATTAAAATGATAGCAAAGGTTCTAAAATTAGCAGATTTGAGTAATAAAATAATACTGCCTCTTTTAGTAAATCCACAGAATTTGAATATTACAAAACAACCAAAAGTAATAACAACACTTACAAAAAAAGGACTTCTTGCACAATACTGGCCAGCTATTCCAGACACCGTTTCAATTTCTGGAACAGCTGCTAGTAATCAGTCCTTTATGATATTAAATCAATTTGATATGCTTACAAAAACAATGGAAGACGGTGTAAGAAATCCTGTTATAATGCTGTATAAATTTGGATTAGGATCCTATAGAGGATATGTCGAAAATTTTAAAGTAGGGATAGATGCAACTCATCCTAATATTTTCAACTATACTTTTGACTTTAAATTTTTAGATAGAGAACACTTCAGAATGTTCTTATACGCAATTACAACTACATCATTGAATACATTAATTCAAAATCCTGTTAAAGCAGTAAAGGATCAAATTTCAATGGGAGCTTCTGAAATAATGAGCAGTTCTAATATAACAGGAAGTAAAGGACTGTTAAGAAATAAATACAAACTATGAGTGACATTAATATAATACAAAACACAGAAACTTTAAATCAAGATGTGGATATTTCTTTTGATTTTTTTGGAAAAATAAATTTAATAGAAAATAAAGAAAAAATTAAACAATTTATTGGAAAATTTTTATCTACTGAAATAGGCACATCGAAAACTGATGAAAATTATGGAACATCTTTATCATCTTTAATTGGAGATACTTTAGATGAATATTCATATGGATTAATACGACAAGAAGTAATAAATTCATTAGCATATGCAATAAATAAATATAATGACACTACAGATAATGAAGATGAACAAATTGATAGTTTAGATTCAATAAATTTTTCAATGGATGAAAATGAACCTAGAAAAGTAAAAATAGATTTAAAGATTATTATGAAAAGTGGAAGTTCAATTGAATTAGGAGTTAAAATATAATATGTCAATAAATCCTAAAACAAAAGAAGATTTTATAGAATCGATGAAAAGTTTCATTGCTGATTATAATAGTAAGAATGGAACAAATATAGATATTCGGGATGGTACTGTTTTTAAAGATTTGATAATAGATAGCCCTTCAGTTGAATTTGAAAAAGTTTATAATGATATTACTTATGCTAGTAAATTATCTTCACTTGAATATTCAAATGAAATAGAAGATTCAGATTTAGATCTTATTGGACTTAACTATGGATTAACAAGATTGGGATCTTCCATTTCAACGGTAGATGTTACATTTATAACAACATTCACTGAAGACGCTCCTCCTACTAATAATATAATAATAAATACCGGAGTTCAAGTTAAAGTTCCATCATCTGTAGGATCTCCAGAAATACAGTTCAAAACTATTGAATCAAAACAAATAGATTCATCTCGTCCGGACGACTATTTATATACTGATTTTGATGGAACAATAAGATATGCAGTTACTGTAAAATGTGAATGTTTAACCCCAGGTTCTGTAGGAAATGTTCAAACTGGAGCGATAAAAGAAATAATAACACCAATAGCTGGGATTGGAAAAGTTACTAATCCTTCTCCTGGAATAGGCGGTAGAGACGTTGAAAGTAATTCAGATTTTGCTAAAAGAATAAAAGGAAAGCTAAGTGGAAATTCTATTGGAACGGATTCTGGAATAAAAACACTCTTATATACAGACGAAAGAGTAAAAGATATTAATATTATAAGAGCAGGGGATTCAGACGCGATTAGAAATATATATGGAGGAGAAGTTGATGTCATCGTATTAAAGGAAGATAGACAAACATACAGTTTTCAGATCGAATATATAGATCCTGATAAAAAAATATATTTTCCAATAAAGCCATATATAGATTCTCCCGATGAAGTAACAGTAACTGGTACACAATTGGGAAATCCACAACACAATTTTTCAGTTAATATTTACAAAGATAAAGGTATTTATAAAGATTCAATAAAAGATTCTTCTTATTTAACTTTTAATTCAAACGATTTACCTGATCTTAATAGTATAGTTACAATTACATATCCATATGATAAATTAATAGTAGATCTTCAAGCGATTATAGATCAAAAAGAAAATCATATTATCGGATCTGATATTTTGATTAGAAAAGCATATAAAAAGAATGTTTTATTAACCTGTGAAGTCGAAATATATTCTGGTTATGATAAAAATAAGGTATCAGATAATATAAGTGATTCTTTGTCATCGTATATACAAAATTTAAGTTTGGGGCAAAGAGTAGATTATTCGGATTTAATAAATGAACTTTCTAAAATTGATGGAGTAGATTCAATTACAATTGTTGGACAAACATTTCCAATATATACAAAAAAGAATGAATATATTGTATTGAAGTCATTAGCTGTAAATATAGGAACTGAATTTTCTAAAACATATACATATGCTTAATTTTATAACTAGATTTAATCGAAGAAAAATTCCATATAATAAAACAGAAATTAGAACTATCCCTAGTTCTGGACCTTATGTCATTAGACTAGAAGAGGTACCATTTAAAGAAGATCCTTCTTCGATTGACGTTGTACACAATATTCACTTCACAGAAATAACTACAAATAACCCACAATTAAATGAATTTTATGTGGATTACACTTCAGCTTTTATATATTTTTCTTCTGAAAATGCAGGAAATCAAGTTACTATAAATTACAAAGGCATTGGAAGCTTGATAATGGCAGAAGATGTAAATGAATTACAGGACGCTGCACATACATTGGATGACCTTAAACTCGATAAGATAGTAGGAATAAATAATAATTTAATATTAATAGATTCAGATGGTAGCGCAATTAAAGATTCAAATGTTAATATTTCAGATTTAATTGTCACAGATCATAACTTATGGACGTCACAAAGAATTTATAATGAAATATATAAAATTAAAAAAATATATAAAGAAATCCCATCTGGAGATATTAATGGAACAAATCGAATATTTACATTACAACACACACCTATTATCGATAGTGAAAAAGTATATTTAAATGGATTACTTTTAAAGTCTAAATCTTTATATCCTAGTGATTATGACTATGAAATCACAGATGTTACTATTAATTTTTCTAGCACAACTTTACCTAGAACAGGAGATAGCTTGATAGCGAGCTATGAATATATATGACTCCATTAAACTTCATTAAAAGATATCCAAGTAGAACTACTCCAATAGCTAAAAATGAGTACAGAATAGTGCCTTCTTCTTCTCCGTATGCTATTAGACTAGAAGAAGTTCCAGATAAAATACGAGAATTTTCTATCGACGGTTTTACTGTGGATACTGAAAATCCTCCAGCTCCAAATAAATATTTTGTCGATTTAGATTTAGGAGTCGTATGGTTTAATTCTTATAACAGTGGTTCGAATGTAATTATTCATTATTGGGGCACTGGAAGTATTGTAGCAGCTGAAGATGTAAACGATTTACAAGATGGAGTCACATATTTAGAAAATAGTTATGTTTCAAAAGTTATAGGAAATGAAAATAATATTGTTTTATTAAATGATGAAGGTGGAATAAAAGGAAGTGAAAAGACATTTAATGACGACGGGATAACAGTAAATGATATTTGGTCAGCAAATAAAATAATTCAAAGAGAAGTTTATGGAGAAAGACCTTCTGGAGAAATAAATGGGAGTAATATAATATTTGTTTTATTATATACGCCTATTGATGGAACAGAACGAATATACCTGAATGGATTGAGACTAGAGAAGAACGAAGATTATACTTTAAACGAAAAAACTATAACGATGTCATACGCCCCTTCAATGGGGTCAAAAATAATAGTTGATTATAAAAGGAGGTATTTAAATGGCTAGAACACAAATTGACTTAGAAGTGCAATCTCTAGATCAATCTTTAAGTGGTTCTAAAATTAAAGACGGTGCTATTACTGATATTAAAATAGCATCAAATGCGAATATATCTACATCGAAATTAGCAGATGGAGCTAACTTTATATTAAAAAATGGAAGTGTTGCTTTTTCTGCTAATCAATCAATGGGAGGATATAAATTAACTAACTTAGCAGATGGTGTGAATTCAGGAGATGCTGTAAATAAATCACAGTTAGATGCTGTCACCTCGCTCATCCAGAGCATGGAGTGGTTATCCTCTGTATTATCTGTTGCTACTACTCCTCCAAGCAATCCTTCAACTGGAGATAGATATTTAATAAATGGAACTGGACAGGGAGATTGGAGTGGACACGATAATCAAATAGCAGAATGGAGTGGAAGTTCTTGGACATATACGACTCCAACAACTGGAACATTTGTTAGTGCTGATAATGAACCTTCAAAATTGTATTTATTTGGTGGTTCAAGTTGGTCCGAAAAGTATTTTGAATCAACAACTGCATCTACTGGTTTAACGAAAGTTGGTTTTGATATAAGAGTAAATTCAACTCTTGCTGGTTCAGGATTGACTTTCGATTCTGGAATAATATCTGTTGGGGCAGGAACGGGTATTGTTGTTGATACAGATAGTGTATCTGTTGATGTAGGTACTACTGCAAATAAAATAGTGCAGTTAGACAACAATGCTAAATTACCTGCTGTTGATGGTAGTCAGCTGATAAATATAAATGCAGCTACTCTCGATTCATTGGATTCAACTGACTTCTTGAGAACGAGCGCAAGTTCAGCAGTAAGTAGTGGATATACCCTCAGTATAAATAGTGGAGCTATACTAAATATACTTGGAACTTTACAATTAGGAGGAACAACTGTAACTGCTACTGCTGCTCAACTTAACGATCTTGGAACTATTGTGGTAAGAGAGACCCCCAGCGGTCTTGTTAATGGTTCTAATACTGATTTTACATTAGCACACACTCCAAAATCAGGAACAGAAGAAGTATATCTGAACGGCTTACTCCAAGATCCAACTAACGACTATACTATATCTACAAATACAATTACTTTCGTAGCAGCTCCTAAGACTGGAGATAAAATAAGAGTATCTTATAGATATTAATACGAGGTAAATCATGGGTGGAACACAAATTAGAGGAGAACAGATATTAGATTCATCTATTACATCTGTAGATCTTCAAGATGGATCTATTATTCAATCAAAAATAGATACATTGAGACCTGTTTCAAATAATAACAATACTATTAAAATAAAAGCTGGAATACTTAAGAAAAAAGATGGAACAGGAGCGATAAAATTCTCTGAAACAAATACTTCAGCTTTTGATCCTGTTATTATAAGCGGTAATACAAGATATGATTTGGTAGGAATAGATACAACAGGAACTTTATCAATAATTAAAGGAACAGAAGGAAATCCAGGAAGTGTTCCACCCTATCCTCAAGATAAATTCATAGTAGCAGAAGTAAAAATAGATGAAACTAGTAATGTTATAATTTCTGATTCAGATATTACAGATGTAAGAGCTTCTTTTGAAATAGACAATCCAAATTTTATCATACAAGGTGATACTTATATAAATATAAACGATACTGGGGATGGATATATAAGTTTAGTTGAGGATGGAACTGAAGTTGTTAGAATAAACAATGGCAACGTCGGCATCGGGACGACGAGCCCGAATCAGAAATTAGATGTAGCTGGTTCTATGAATCTTGGTGGTCATTTAATAATGCCAATAGGTGGATATAATATAAAATTAATTGGTAATAACAGTGGTTTGACTATTATAGGTGGCAATGCGTCACATACAGGAAGCAATATTGGTTTATACGGCTATCAACATGCATCTAATCCTAATATAATTACTTTTAATAGGGGAAATGGCTCAATATCAATTGAAGAAGCAAGATTTGATGCAAATGGGAATTTAGGAATTGGCACTGCTTCTCCTGGTGCTAAACTGGATGTAAATGGTAGCGGTTCTTTTAGCGGACAGATATACTCAAGCGGAACGGCAGGAAATTACTTTGCTGGTAATGTCGGCATCGGGACGACAAATCCTGCATATAAATTAGATGTTGTTGGTGATAGTAGGATAAGTGGACAAGCAATAATAACAGGGACAGCGACAGTTCAAGGGAATGCTTTTTCCGTTGGTGGTTCTAACTTTGTTGTTAATGCCGGCAATGTCGGCATCGGGACGACAAATCCTGCATATAAATTAGATGTTGTTGATAGTGTGAGAATTGGTAGTGGAGTTAGTGGAATTTATTTAACTAATGGACGTATTTGGAGTGAAAATAATGCAATACAACTTGTAGGCAATAATGCTCCTGTATGGTTAGGAAATTCAGTAAATTCTCCTATTTTATCTATTGTATCTAATAACGTTGGGATTGGAACAACTACCCCATCAGAAAAACTTGTTGTTGTAGGTAATATTAAATTAAGTGGTAATCTACTTTTAGGTGATGGTACCTCAGGTGATAAAATCTTAATAGCTAACAATGCAGATACTAATAAACCTGCATTCAAATATAATGATACAACTAAAAAATGGCAGTATTCCAACGATGGTTCTACTTGGAATGACATAGGTTCAGGGAGTGGAGGTACTCCTGGAGGATCTAACGGACAAATTCAATATAACAACAATGGAGTATTTGGTGGTGCGTCTGCTCTTTACTACGATAGTGTTAATAATAGATTAGGTTTAGGTTTATCTAATCCAACTCATAAGTTTCATTTGACTTCAAGTGGAGATAATAAGGATATATTATTTATTCAAGAAACTACGGGTGGAGCTGGTAATACAGCTAATATTGCTTTCAAGACTAACCCTGGGACTGGAGATACGGATGCAGTAATGGGAAGAATAAAAGTCATAGATCAAGGTAGTTTTAATGCAGATATGGCTTTTGAGGTAAAGGGAAATTCAACTAATGATCAAACTACAACTGAGGTTATGCGAATTACAAATGTGGGTCGTGTTGGTATAAAAACTGCAAGTCCTTCATATGATTTGCATGTAGCTGGTTCAGGTTATTTTAGTTCACTGTCTGCTAATAGTTTAGGAGCAACAAATTTAAATTTAACAAATCTGAGTTCAACTTGGTTTTATTTATCAAATAATACATTGACTTTAAGACCCACAAATCAATTTGTCAATAATTATTTAGTACTGGCAGCTGAATCTTCTTCAGCTACAGCGGTTTTAAAGTTAACACAGAGTGCTTTTACGCGTGGTAATGATGCATATATAAGTTTGGACTCAGTTCTCACAATAAAAACTTCTCATTGGGGAGATGTTGGTGCTCCTCCAGCCATGAGTTTTAATTTAGATACAACTTCATTTATTTACTTACGTAATGATCTGTATAGGGTTGGTATTTTTAATACTTCCCCAGTAGAAGCTTTGGATGTGATAGGAAATATTAAAACTGATTCTTCAGTTATTATTAACCCTACTCCAAATAATACAACAGCTTCAGGAACTCTTATAAATGCCACTGCGGGTGAAAATCTAAGTGCTGGTGATATTTGTTATCTTAAATCAGATGGAAAGTATTGGAAAGCAAATGCCACTTCAAGTTCTACAATGCCTGCCTGTGTGATGGCTACACAAGCAATAAGTGCTAATACTACAGGTAAATTTTTAATTCAAGGTTATTGGAAAAATACCTCTTTAAGTTTAACGATAGGTGGTTTGATTTATATGTCAACAACTTCAGGTGGTATTACTCAGACTGCTCCAAATGCTACAGGAAATCAAATTCAAGTATTAGGATATGCTACTGCTTCAGATACTATTTATTTTAATCCGAACTTAATGTTGTTGGAGGTAGCATAATGGCTATCTCTAAAATTGGTGGGGTATCTTTAAGTTCACTTTCTAAATTATTGGGTGTTCCATTATCAAGTATTACCAAAATTGGTGGATTTGATAAACAACCTTCTGTTTCTTATGAATGGGTAACTTATAACTGGGGAGGGAATTTAGGACAATTTTGGGCTTGTTTTGAGCCTAACAGTAGGTATTTTTGGTGTTGTTCCCCAGGGACTACAGCTCTTAAAAAAGTAAATTATGATACTTTTCAAACGGTATTAACTTATAATTTACCTTATACTGCAGAAATGGTATATGCGGGAGATTCAACTTATATATACGCAAAAAATTATAGTAATAATGTTTTTTTCAGAATTAATAAATCAACAGGAGCAGTAACTACATTCAGTCAAGGAACTCCAGCTTATTTTTTAGTTGATAATTCATTAACATATATTTATTTAGATAGTAATATTACAGATAAAACAATAAAAGTTATATCAAAAGATACATTTTCTTTAGTTACTACAATAAATTTGAATGATTGGTACGGAGGATCTTTTGTATATGCTGGAGGATATATATGGGTTACAGGAGGGTCATCCCCTTCATATTTACGAAAAATAGATCCTTCAACTAATACTTTGGTAGCAACTTATACGATGCCATCGTCGTCATATTCATCTACTATAAATAGAAGGAATGGATATTTGTATATACTTGGTTGGGGAGTTTCTGGAGTATATAAATTTGATATACAAAATTCCTCTGGGTCTGTAGAAGCAACAGGACCTTATAATTGGTTAGGTGGAACATTTTGGGAATTTGGAAATGATACTAATCCTATATTATGGTGTAGTAGAGCAAATACTTCAGCTAGTGTAATAGATTATTATGATTCTAATTCACATACTTTTGGGACTGTAACAACAGGAATAACAAGTAATCGTGTACAAGTTCAAAGTGTAAATAGCGATGGAGAAGTATTAGCATCTACAGATACAGGATATATTATTTTAAAAAGAAAAGTAATATAAATATATTGTAAGGAGAAAAGTTATATGAAAATAAGAGTTGATTCAAATGGAAATATTTTAGTAGTAGCAAGAGATAGTGAGACAGTAAGTGATTCTATAGCAATTCAAGATAATGAGGATTTATTACAGAATCCAGCTAAATATCAATATATAAATGGAACTTTGGTAAAAAGAAATTATGTTTCATTATCCACAAATAAAACAGATACTAATAACAACGGTATTCCTGATTGTTCAACAGGATTAAATCATACTATTACTGCTACTTTTTATAATAGTGATGATACAATAGATACTACTGTTAATGGAACATTTAGTTTAATATTTTTAAACCAAGGCGGGCAGAGTAAAACTTACAGTATAACAATAACAAATGGAGTAGGAAGTATTGATTTGACTTCTGATTGGAGTGGAATTTATAGTATAATAGTTAATGATTCAACGAGGTATTGTGGTGTGTTGTTTATAGAATTTATCTAATAAAATTAAGGAGGTAAAATGATACAATATTCATTTTCAAGAGTCGAGTTATTAAAAGATAGAACAACTAACAATGTAGTGGGTTTAATTACAGGAATGTCAGCTAATGATAGTGTTACGAATATGTCTTCCTATATAGATACCTCTTATAGTTTACCTACTCCTGTTGCATCATTAACGGATGATGAAATACGAAATATATGTTTGCAAATAGCTCAAGATAGTGGTTGGTATTCCATTTTGTATAATCAAATCCAATCTCTAAATAATCAACCAGTATCGACTTCAGTAACTGGAATATAAGGAGAAGAAAAATGATAATAACTATAACTTTTACAGATAGTAAAGATGTTAATAATAAAATAACCGGATTTACAGCTAATTTTTCAGCTACAGAAGACAGTTATACCTCAACTTCTTCTGTTAGTGTAACACTTAGCGCTCCTGTTGACTCATTGTCTACCGATGAAAGAATAAAGGAATTGGATATGAATACAGTCATTAAATCGTTAAAAGACGATTTAGTAGTTAAAGGTGCAACCATAACTAAAATGACAATTTCTATATAAATAGAATAAGAATTAAGTAATATTATGGAAAACAAAGAATTAAAAGATTTGTTAAAAGAAGCAAATAGTCAACTTCAATTAAAAGCTCGATTCTCATATAATATTAATGTATATATAAATTCAACTGGAAATGATGTAATAGAAATAAAAGAAGACATTTTTCCTACATGGTATTTTATTAGAGGAGATAAAAAGTATTGTAAAGAATTTTTAGAAGATATAGCAAAATTATGTGGTGTAGAAATTGAAATAAAATAAGGAGAATATTATGATAAAAAAGTTAGAAATGAAACTAATAGAAATACTTATAAAAGCTAAAATTGGAGAATGGATAGCTAAATTATTTTCTAAGCTCAAAGGAAACAAAACTGAAATAGCTCTTGTCTTGTTTGTAATAATAAAGTTTTGTATCTATAGTAGTATAATTCCATCCCAATTTATTCCAGTTGCTAATAAAGTAGCAGAGTCACTTTATCCAATTATAGCAATATCTTTTGGTGATAAAGTAAGAAGATATTGGGAATCTCTAAAAAAAGTCGGAGATGAAATAATAAACAAGTAATTTAAAATTGCTTTTTTATTGAAAGTATTGGAGACAGAAATGTCAAAATTTAATGAAACGATTAGAGGAATCGAGGATAGATTAGATCTTCTACAGGATAATATTCAAGCAATCAAAGATGATCTTAAGATACTCGATTCGATTTCTACAAAAATAGACGTTTTGACAGAACAAGTGAAAAGTCACGATATAATCTTAAATGGGAATGGGTCTGAAGGTTTAAAGTCAAAAATTTCAAGGTTTGAAGAAATAATAAGCGTTTTGAAAGAAAAGATAGACAATATTGTCACTTTATTATTTGGAGACCTAAATAACGAAGGTATCAAATCAAAAATTAATCTTATAGATTTTAAGATAGGTCTCATATCTGCTATCGGCGGTGTAGCCGGTGCAGTAGCAGTCACGATAATGTCTGACACTATAGTTAATTTAATTAAAAAAATATTTTAATTTTAGGAAATACAATGGGATATCCTTTTTATGGAGTATACCTATACAATACTCCATATGTATATTATGGGCCAGATGGAATAATAACATCATTAACTCAGAATCTTTATTATCATATTAATGCTGATCCAACTATTTATACTTTTTATTGGGTTATTCCAGAGGATTTGATAGATCTATCTGTGGAAAATATAGAATGGAAGATATGGATTTCAGAAACCCCCTTTTTTCAAATCTACGATGAATATACAAAGGATACTCCTGGGGTTGTATATCACAATCAGGGGCCGGTTAGAGGATTTGATATCGGTTTATTAAACGGGAATAGAGAGTATGAAGACAGAGTATTTTATGTTAAAATGTTAAATAGTATAGGGTTTGAAAGTGCAGCATTACAAGTGATCGTTCCCAAAGACTATACTGAAGAATTTGCTGAAAGATTATTACTGAATACCCCAGTTTCGAATATATATGATCGAGACTTATTAAAACTGTCGATAGAACAAAGAACAAAAAAGTATTATGCAGTATTATTTAGAATGCTTGGAGAAAATTTCGATATTTTAAATATGGCGATTAGAAAAGCTATCTATGATACTTCTCTATACTTATGCACAGATGAAGTTTTATATGAAAATTTTGGAGCCCCTTTTGGATGGGAAAAACCAGAAGGAATGGATTTTTTATTGTATAGACATATAATTCAAGGAGTGTATGAAAGTGTTCAGTATCAAGGAACTCCTCAATCGATTATAGAAATAATAAAAAGATTTACAGGGGTATCTCCCGATATAATTCCATATAGCAATCTAATAAATTTTATTTGTGTAGATAATCAGAGTGACGAAAAAGTTTCTTTTGTAAAAGATTCTATAGGAGATTTATATATTATATCAAGAGCAGCAGCAGGATTTGGTATTAAAATAAAAGTTAATAATGATGGAAATTTCGTGATTGATATTCCTAGTTTAAAATATTTGTTAAATAAATTTATTCCTTGTCATATTTATTCAACGGTGAGAACATGAAAAAAGAAAATTGGCAAAACGGACAACCTATTATTACAAATGATCTAGTATGGGCTTCAGAATCAAAAGAAGAAGCTATAAAAGAAAGATTAACAGATTTTGTGTCTAAAGGGGTAGTAGACAACAGCCAACTAAATGGAGAATCTATTCCTTTTGAAATCTATAAAGACGACGATATCCACTTTACAGTTAAAACTGGGGTAGGATTTTCTTTAACTGGAGAAAGAATCTTAATAAATCAAAATACTCCATATAATGAAAATAATCCAAATCATACATCAGATGATGGACATGGAAATCAGATTTCTACTCCTCAATCAACAGGAAATCAATATATTCCTATTTTAAATCAACCTACAATATATGTATGGATAACATATTTAGAAACAACAAATTTAGAATCCCAGTGGATACGAGTAGCAGATGATGGACAAACTTTATTATATGTAAAAAAAGAGGATGGATATAAAATAGAACAAACAACTACTTCCACTCCTCCAGACAATAATAATTCTATTTTATTAGGAACGATAACAACAGATTCTCAAGGAAAAATAAGTACAATAGATTATTCATTGAGAGAAAAAGCTACTATAAATGCTAGAAAAGTATCTGGAAATATCGGAACAATCAATGATCGTCCTTCAACATATCAGGGAAATGTCAATATACAGGATCATCTATACTCTATAGGTTCTGGAATTGTTACCCCTTTCAACCCACATGGGTTGTCAGCCCAAGACTTAGGAATTGAATTACCAGAAGGGAAAGAACATCAATCTAAATTTCACACATCTGGGATTTTTTCGAATGATCCCAATTCAACTTCATTTGCTTTATACGGAATAGCTACTGTAGAAAGTGCAACAAATAAAGATATATTTAGAATAAAAGCATTGAGTAGTTATAAAAATGAAGGGGTTTTAATAAACGGAATTTATATAGATCCTAGTATATTATATAATGATACTACTTTTACTTTTGATACCCAAAATGCTGGATTATATTTATTTGTTTTAGATTCTACTCAGAAAAAAATTATTATGCTTGGACCTTATACTGGTGAAAATGATCCAAATTATTCAAATTCATTAAATAATATAAATTACTTACCTTTATGGCAAGTATGGTGGGTATCAAATCCAAATCCAGAAGATCAAAATAATTTTGATTTAGTGAATACTAAAGATTTAAGAGTATTTGGGAATACTTCTGAATATAATATCCAGGGGCATATAATCAATGGGTTATTAGAAGGAGCATCTTTTACTAATAGAAATACGACAATATATTATGCCAGAGTTATTGGAACCCAATCTAATAATCTATTCAATGTCGTCGGACAAGATATATCGATAAAGATCGACAATGGTGGACAACAAAATTGGACTTTTGTTGGAAAAGGATCATTATCTATTGACGGAGTTATTTATCAGCTGAATTCAAATATAACTGGATTATTAGCAGAAAAAACAAAAGACAACAAAATTAAATTATTAGCAAAAACTAAAATAGAAATAGTAGAAGGAAGTGCTTTACAAAATCTTGGATTTACTTCAGGAACGATAGATAGCGGAGATCCGAAAGAAATAAAAAGTATCGGTGATTTAATACCTTCTAGTTTAGAAATATATTATAATCAATCTGATCCAGATAAATTAGATTATTTAATTTTTTCGTCTAATAACAAAAGGTTTAAAGAACAAATAATATATGATTCTGAAGATAATATAATTGGAGTAACTAGTACACAAATATGATTTTAAAGGTATTATATGTTATTTTAAAGAAAGCATTAACTAAGATAAATTGGATAATTGACAATCTTATAAATTATCATAGTATAACTATTACTAGTAGTCAATCTTTTACTGTACCTGATGGTGTGGATACTCTCTATATAACTGCATGCGCTGGAGGGGCTGGGGGAACGGATGGAAATCCAAGTCCAGGAAATAAATTGGATGGAGGTGGTAGTGGAGCTTTTTGTGTAGATTATCCTATACAGGTATATCCAAATATGACATTAAATATTGTGATTGGTAATGGTGGTAGTGTTGGGGTGATAGGAGAACCTACATATATAAGATATGGAGATTCATCATCAACCAGTTATCTTTTATATTTAGGAGGAGGAGGAAATCCATCCTCAGGAGTTAAAACATACGGAGGAACTTTTTTAGGAGTAATAATACTTCCATCAAGTAATGGGGGGACTTATATTACTATGTCTTACCCAGATGATTCTATATTATATCAGTATGGATTTCCTGGCGCAGGAGGAGGATCAGCAGGAGCAATTGGTACAAATTCTCCTGGAAAGTGTGGTAATCCTAATATTCCTAATTATGGAGATATGATTGGAGGATACCCATTTTTTTCGGATTTATCAGGGGCAGGAGGAATGGGAGCACTTAAAGAAGCAAATGGAACAACACACCCAGCACAACCTGGTAAAAATGGATTTATGAAAATAAAATATTTTACTAAGAAAAAAGCAAAGTTATTAGAAAAAATAATATGAACTATTTTCTTATCAATTTAAGTCAAAAAATTTTAAAAATAATCAAATTTTTAATTTCATTATTTTTTACTTCAACAACTAAACATGAATTGATTTTTTATCAAAGTGGATTTTTTAGAGTGCCTGATAATGTAGATACAATATATATAACTGCTTGTGCTGGAGGAGGTTCTGGGGGTAGTTTATATAATGTAGCAGGAGGGTTGAGAGCATGTGGAGGAGGAGGTAGTGGAGCCTATTGCGTAAATTATCCACTTAAAGTTATTCCAGGTTCTGAAATAAGCATAATAGTCGGAGCAGGAGGAATAGCTCCTACTACAAGTAATGGAGGAAGTAATGGAGGAAATACATATATTGAAAATATCGCATTAAGAGGAGGAAGAGGCGGAAAATCAGATTCAGATGGTAGAGGAGGAGGAAATGGGGGATTTGTTTGGAATTTCCCAGAAAGTCCAGGAGGGACAGCTGGGCATGACGGATCTGACGGAGGATTTTTATTTAATAAATCAACTTATTATCATTATAACTATTTGAAATATTTAAGAGATACTTTATTTTTTACTTATTGTTTTCCTGGTGCTGGAGGAGGTGGAGGAGATTCATACGTAACTACTCAAGGAAAAGGAGGTAGGTGTGGAGATCCATCTTCTTATGATTTACCTTCTACTCCTACTTCTGGAGATTATCCTGGAGGAGAAATATGGCAGTATGCTATGTCAGGAGGTGGAGGAGCAAGTTCACCTTGGGGGAAAGGAGGAAAAGGAAGTGGTTTTAATTCAAATGGAAATTTAGTACCTCCTGAAAACGGTTCAGGATACGGTTCTGGAGGTGGAGGAGCCGCTATACCTGCCGGTTCAACATGGGGATATTCACAAAAAGGAGGTAATGGAGCTCCAGGATTTGTATATATCAAATATTATCAACCGATTTAGATTATGAATTATTTTATATTAAGACTTAGTAGAAGGTTGTTAGAACTTTTAGAATCTATAACTTCATTATTTTTTACTTCGACAATCAAACATGAATTGATTTTTTATCAAAGTGGATTTTTTAGGGTACCTGACAATGTAGATATAATATACGTAACGGCGATAGCAGGAGGAGGATCTGGATGTACTTTTATTATGAGTGGCTACCATGGTGGTGGCGGAGGAGGAGGTAGTGGAGCGTATTGTGTAAATTATCCACTTAAAGTTATTCCAGGTTCTGAAATAAGTATAATAGTCGGGGCGGGAGGAACAGCTCCTGGAAGTACAGGAGGAAGTAATGGAGGTAATACCCAATGTGCAGGATTAATTCTTTTAGGAGGACAAGGAGGGCAACTAAGTACTAATCCAGAAGGAGGAAATGGAGGTTCAGTTTGGGATTTTCCAGGAGCTTCTGGAGGAAATTCAGGAAAAGATGGAGTTAATGGCGGATTTCTTTTTAATAAAACGTATACAGATAGTCACTATTATTCATTGTATCATTTAAAAGAATTTGAAGATCTTAATTTTTTTACTTATAGCTTTCCTGGTGCTGGAGGAGGTGGAGGATGGCCAGGTCCTGGAGGTTCATCTGGTTCAGGTGGTAAATGTGGAGATCCATCTTCTTATGATTTACCTTCTACTCCTACTTTTGGAGATTACTCTGGAGGAATAGGTGGATCAGGAGGATATTCAGGAGGCGGAGGAGCAAGTTCTCCTTGGGGGCAAGGAGGAAAAGGTGGAGTTAATTATAACGAACCTGGAGGTTATCCTCCTGAAAATGGTTCAGGATATGGTTCTGGAGGGGGTGGGGCAGGAGTAGATAATTGGGGTACAACAGGAGGTAATGGAACTTCAGGATTTGTATATATTAAGTATTATCAACCTAATTAAGGAGTTAATATGTCAAATTATGCAATAATAAAAGATAATAGAGTAATAAACGTAATAGTAGCAGATCAATTATTTATCAATAAATGGCTTCCTATGAGTGGTTTTGATTTAGCGATATTACAGGATAAAGAAAAAGGACATATTGGACAATTATATAAAGATAATAAATTTTATGAATTATACACAGTAAAAGAAGATTTTTCAAGTCAAATAGATGGAAATAAAAATATCTTCACTCTTTCAAAAATACCAATGAAAGATTATGAAATTCCAGGAGGTAAAGAAGATATAAATGTAATACTAAATGATAAAAATATAGACTTTAATTACGAAAATAATAGTATTATTTTATCTACTACCCCACAAAAAGAAGATATATTAATAGTTTTTTATAAGACAGTACGAGAAATAATATGAAAAAAGAAAATTGGCAAAATGAACAACCAGTTTTAACTAACGATTTAACATGGGCTTCAGAGTCTAAAGAAGAGGCTATTAAAGAAAGAACTATTGACTTTTTTCAGAGTGGAGTAATTAAAAATTATTTAAATGAATTCGTATTTGGAGTAAATTCAGAAGATCCAACTTCATTAGATGTAAAGACCGGAGTAGCATACAACAAGGACGGAGAAAGAATAATAATAGATACTCTTATACAATATAATCCAGACGCTCCTAATACATATTCTCCTGATGGACTTGGAGGATTTGTATTAACACCTCAATCAACTGGATCATTAAAAATACCGATAACAGCAAATAAATATACTTATATATTTATCTCTTATTTAGAAACAACAGATCCTAGTGTATATGTACTTCAATACGAAACGTCGAAAAGATTGTATACTAAACATTTAGACGGGTATATAATAACTAAAGTAGAAAGTGATACAATTGTTCAAGATCCTTATTCTTCACTAGGAATAGGTGATAGTTATATCTGTTTAGGTTATGTTTATCGAGAAACAGGACAAAATTTAATTCCTACTAATTTCAACTATCAAAATAAAAAATATTTAATTCCTCAATCTGGATTAATTTCATTAAATAACGTTAAAAGCGATAAAAGTGATAGAACTACTACATATGATTATAGTCAAACAATTTCTATAAATGATCATGTTAAAGCAGTCGGTTCTGGAACTATAACTCCTAATAATCCTCATGGACTGACTTTAAATGACATCGGATTAGAGGTTGAAGTGCTTTCTAATCATGAGCAAGTATTTCATCAAACACAATTTTATAACGCATTAGGAATACCGACGGATAGTTTAGAAGTTTATGTTAATTACGTTAGTACTAGAACTGATGAGCTATATGTTAGAGAAATAGAAAAGGGGGATTATGTCTCAATAAATGGAAATCGAATAAGTAATCAGGATATTGATTCTGAAACACAAATATTATTATATAATGGTAGTGTATTACTATCATCTGGAAAATACATTGTTTATTTAGATTCAATAGATAAAAAAATTAAATTAGCGAGTGATGCAGATAATACAAATAAAAATTATATAGTAATATACAAAGAGATAACTACTCTTTTAAATGTTTCTCCATTAAATGTCTTAGATGATCCTAATAACTTAAAATTGTATGAAGTTTATTTTTCTCAGACTAAAGACTATTCTAATATCGACGAAGTGCAAGGTTCTCCGGCAAATGGTTTATCCAACTTTTTATATAAAATAGATTTTAGAAAATTCAAGTTGACAAATTATTTTTCTTCTCCAACCTGGCTTAAATTTACTAAAACATTTATTGATTTCAAAACTCAAACACAATTATATACTACTAAATCAAAATTAATGACACTTCCTCCTGGAACTTTTCTTCATTCAATTAAAATAAAACCAAGGGTTCCAATGATTACATCACCTAATCAGTCTGGGAATCCTTCTAATTTATCAATTGGAACAGATACTTCAAAAAATGAATTTACAATAGACTATGATATAAATGTTGCAGAATCAGATTCTAATTATCAACTTACAAATTTAAATCGTATTTACTCTAATAATTCATTCGATATTTATGCACATTTAACTGTATTAAATCCTCCAAGTCAAGGATTAAATACTCTCTTTCGAGGTGAGGTAGATATATGGATTTTAGTCAGTTCAACTTTATAAATCGATTAAAATCAATTTATTATAAACTTTTTCCTTCTAAAATAAAACTTTATCCTTCATCCTATCATATTTTATCTAATTATTATGATTCCTTTAATCTACAGATAAAAGAAGCATGGAAATACACCAGAGGGACTGGAGTTAAAGTCGCGATTCTTGATACTGGAATAGATTTTAATCATTCAGATTTAAAAAGTGGAGTAATAAAAGTACAGGATATAACAACAGATAGAAATCCATTAGATCGTGTAGGGCATGGAACTCACGTTGCAGGAATAATAGGAGCCAGAGGAAAGATGACTGGAGTTGCTCCAGATTGTGAATTATATTCGATTAAGGTGTTAAATGATCAAGGGTCGGGTACAGATGAGTGGTTATATCAAGGAATTCTATCAGCTATAGATTTGAAAGTTAATATTATAAACATGTCACTGGGAAGTACAATATACAATCCTAGGGTTGAAAGTGCAATAAAAAAAGCATACGACCAAGGAATAATACTTATTGCAGCAGCAGGTAATGACGGATATGTAGGAAATGGGGTTGATACTATAGGATACCCAGCTAAGTTCGACGAAGTAATAGCAGTAGGAGCAATTGATCCAAATGGGAACAGAGCGTCTTTCTCTTCAGTCGGGAAAGAACTAGATATTTGTACTTTTGGAACCAATATCACAAGTACCTGGCCGAACAATTTATATGTTAAACTTTCAGGAACCTCGATGGCCTGTCCTTTTATAACTGGGGTTGCAGCACTAATCTATTCTTCTCACAACATTCTACGTATATCGAAACATGAAATTCAGAATACTCACGAAATGCTAGACCACTTAAAACGTCATTGTATCGACCTCGGCCCTCAAGGGATAGATGAATTATACGGAAATGGAGCACTCAATCTAGCAGATCCAGATTCCTTCTTTAAAGACTGATCATAATATTCTTTTTACATACTCCTAGGATTAACCCGTCACACCCAGATTAATTTTTGTTTTAAATTAATATTCTTTTATTATTTTTAAGTTTTATCTTAACCGGACATAATTCTTCAAATTGAGGACTAATCGCGCGTCGCCCGAAAAATCGCGGGGTTCAAAAGTGTCAAAAGGCCGTACACTCACAACCTTAGTTGGTTGTGAGTGGGAGGCTCGAATAGGAAGTGCCTTTTTTTTAAGGCAGTATCCAGGCTAAAGTAGGGGTATTTTAGTTAGATATATATTATATAATATAGATTAGATATTTATTTATTATTACTATTATTATTGATATATTTTTTTATATCAGTAGTATTTATATATTTATCTATATTAATAATAGAAATACTTTTTTTATTATGTTTATCTTTAATATTTCTATTAACGCGTACACGCGTATAATATATATTAGGGAGGTTTCCGAGTGAAAAACTCGGAGAAATGAAGACAGATGATTGGGTTTTCATGTAGTTCAGGTATCCTTTTGATCCAGCAAGTTGATTTATGTTTGTTTTGATCGAGTATTTTCTGTTCATTTCAGTTCTCTACTTTTGATTTTTTTGAGAAGATTGTATTGGGTCTCCGATTACTAGACTGGGGGTCAAGATTCCAGATCTTGGCTAGTCGTCTAGGAAGAATCATAGGGGTATTAACTTTGATTCGTTTAACTTCACGCAATAAGCGCTCTTCGAGATAACCGTAATCCTCGGCCACGGAATAAAACCACGCTTCCTGGGTATTAGCCGTTATCATGAAATGCAATCTATCTGGGTTTTACACCTTTATCCTGCTTTTTGAGCAGTTGCCCAACAACTCGGGTTTTGGATTATAATTGGGAGAGTTCAGCATCCTAACTTCTTGATACCTATCCTCCTACAATTTTCTCAAAATTCTCTTTTCTGTACTTCCGGCGGAGAGAATTGAACCGTCTTAATTTTATAAGCAATATTATATTAAGATTTTAAAATTTATTCAACGACATTTTAAAATAGTCCCAGGATTAACCGGGCACTGCAGGCTTAACTTTTTTATGTTCTATATATAAATTCATTAAATTGCTATTTTTCGCTTAGATTGAATGATTTTAAATTCTTTTATATAATAAACAAAAATGAGCAAGTATTTCGGCTTAATAAATCCAAAAAGATATTATCATCTTCTGGGTCTCAAGACTGGTCTTTCTGAAGAAAAGATACAGGAGATCTTCGAGGCTCTGGTTGATCTGATTGATCAGGAATTCAATACTTCAGGATATGCATACATTCCAAAGATCGCATTGCTTCGAAGGAAGGTACGACACAAAAGAGTCATGAAGGCTGGGTATTACCCGAGTTTTAACGAGCCAGAGGTAGATCCCGAGACCGGCGCACTTAGACCGAAAATGAAATATTTTGAGGAACGGGTATACCCAGAGCGGGTTAGAGTCTGGGTAAGATGGAGCAACCCTTTTATTGCTAGGTTGGTTCCGAAGCCTAAAGGATATAAACATAATGCAAAACGACATCAAAATTGTTAAAATGTCAATTAAGGACAAGGTATATATTGATATCCGGGAGAACCGTGAATTGTACAACACTCTTAGTGTTCTCGGGATCTCTCCTAACCCTCTTTTCTATCTACGAAAAAAAATAGCTTCGCTAGCTAATGAACCTCAATACCTTTTCTCAGTAATGTC